TCCTCCTAAAGCATATAGAATAAGATTATGAAATATAAAAACACATCAGTACAGGTTAATGTAAAACTAGATGATTTCTATGTTACATTTAGACAATCACCAGATAACTATGAATACACTGAGATGATGACTACTGATATTTGCCCTAGTCATTTTGATGCTGATCGTAGACCAAAAACTTTTATGGCTTTTGAGAATCATGAACTTGATGCTATTATTAATGCCTTGACCGCATATAGAGATACTGTTAATATGATAGGATAAACAATTTGACTAGGGTGCGAGTTCTTATAAGCTAAAGAACTTCCGCAACAGGTGATAGCGAAGCATAGTATACGATGAACGTGTAGCCTGTCCGAAATACCACCAAAGTATTTCCTAGTCATTACTTTTAAAAAATATGACAAAACAATCGTTTGAAAAAATTATTCTGAAACTTCAAGTGGCTCGTAAGAGATCTCATGAATTGTATAAACTTGGAGTAGATCTCATGAACTACGAAGAGAACTATGAACATGTTATTGATGAACTTTTTAGAGCAGCATTTAATCCAGATCAACTTGGGTGGATAGATTGGTATCTTTACGAGAGAGAAGGTATGAATGGTAAGATTCTTAAAGCACACAAGAAAGTTGGTAGAAAGAAAGTAGAGATCTGCCACACAATTGATTCTTTGTGGGAAACTGTTCAAGAATATAGTGCCAAAGGTGATTGGGAAAAAAGATGGGGAAAAATGTAGCCCTTGACAAGTAAATCATAATCATATAATATATTAAATATGAGACCTACTTTCGTAATTGCAGATTTGCACATGGGGGATGAAGATATGTGTAAATTAGTAAAAGCAGATGGACATCCTTTGCGGCCATTCTCTACCATCGAAGAGCATGATGAGACTATTATAGCAAACTGGAATAAAGTGGTTCCGAAAGATGCTCGTGTCTACGTTCTTGGTGATATTGCACAAAAGAAAAGCGATATTCCAAAGATTGGAAGATTAAATGGTTCTCGTAAAATTCTAATTGCTGGCAACCATGACATATATCCTACATCCGAATATATAAAGTATTTCAAAGATATTCGTGCAACCCATCGTTTAGAGAATGGCATCTTAATGAGTCATATCCCCATACATCCCAATACTTTTGGTAAGGCTCATAAGGTTAATGTTCATGGTCATATTCATGATAAGAGAGTTAAGAAAGAGGAATGGTCTTCTATTGGAATGATGCGAGAAATAGATCAAAGATACTTCTGTGTCTCTTGTGAGCATATCAATTATACCCCAATAGACATAACAGAAATCTCGGTAACGTAATAGTAACTCTAAACAAAGAAACCATGATAATAAGACACATTAAACTACTAATACTATCCGTACAACAATTAGGCATTATTACCGGCTTTAGGTATTTTCAAACATATCTTCGCGCCCTAAAAAATCCTAATTTTGTACTAGAATGGGCGGATGCTTGTGAAAAACACGCTAGAAAATTAGAATTCTTCGATCCGGAAAACCAAGAAGCCGAGGTCGCAAGAAGCTGGGCGGAAAGTCTAAGGGCATGCGATAGGGAGATACGAGAAAAAGAGGAACAAATAGATGCACAATAAATTAGAATTTTATATTGATTTAGATAATACTCTTATTCATGCCGCTTGGGGCAAAAATCCCAACAAGCGCCGAACTAAAATTGAATTACCTGATAGCGATAATGGTAAGGCGGAGGCCTATTGGAGTATGTTGCGACCCAAAGCCTTAGAGTTTTTGGCATTCTGTCGCAATATTGCGCCAACAAAAATGCTAACCCATGCAGCAAGAGATTATGCACTAAAACATAATGAAGTTTTCGGCTTGGGCTTTAGTGATGAGAATATTATTGCGCGCGATGATTTCTCGCATATTACCGAAGAAAAATGCGATTCTTTAAGCCGACCAACCAAGAAGAGCCTTCGTCCAAATGTCATTGGTATAGCACCGGGCGCCATTCTTGTTGACGATAAATCTCCTAGCGATTATTTGGCAAAAGTTAAAATACAATATTTAGGCATTACCGAAGATAGATACGTGCAAAGCCGTAATTACAGCGGCGGAAAAGATCCCGAGAACTTTAATAAAGAAATCGAGCGTATAAAGAAAATTATCAGCTTTCCATTTCATAAAAATTCTTACACCATTTCAGTATGAGCAAGAAATGTATAACAGTGGATTTTGACGAGACGCTCGCCAAGACCGATACATGCTGGAGCGGATGGGTGCATATGGGCGCAGGAACCATATCACCTATCCCAGAAGTGTTTGATTTTGTGAAGCAGAAGCACTTGGAAGGATATGAACTCCATATTGTTACGTTCAGAACCGAAGAGCATCGTCAGGAGGTTGTAGACTTTGTTAAATTACACGAGCTACCAATTAAGGATGTTCATTGTACTTCCGGTAAAGACAAAACACCAAAACTCTTAGAATTAAATTCTGAACTTCACATTGATGATTTTGTGGAGACGCTCGTACTAGCCCAATTAAAGGGCATTCGCGGCTTACTGGTTGACGCCGGGCAGCACGGAAAGAACTCTACAGCCGACCTATTTGATCGCTTGCACATCAAATAATTAATTAATTATTACAATAATACTATAAATAAAATAAAAAAGAATATATAATAATAATATGCGTACCAAATCACATTCGTCGGAATTCGGCATGGGAACAGGATTAAAAACAGTTAATGAATAAATTGTAAAAATAAATGACTGTCCGTAGAGCAATGTGTAATGAATATATTCGGGAAACCAAATGGACTCAAAATAGAGTTACCAAAATGTCCAGAATTTCAAGAATTCTAAAACGGCATGATTGAGATTGTTAATATCCCCCAATCAATAATAAGCAATGCTTTCAATAGGGCTCGAAAGCTAGGCAGTCTGGTAAATAGTATTACCAGTGGACAGGGTAATGTGGTTGGGTACATAGGTCAAGCGCTTGTTGCCGAACACCTAAACGCACAAGATATAGATGATTTTCAATTTGACCTAATTAAAGACGGCGTAAAGTTCGAAGTAAAAACAAAACGCTGTACTAGTAAACCAAGACTTGATTACGACTGTTCCGTTTCCGAATCGAATACGTCTCAGCAGTGCGATTACTACGTCTTTGTTCGCGTGATGGAAGACCTCTCCAAGGCATGGATACTAGGGAAAAAGGGTCGTAAGGAATATTACCAACAGTCACGCTTTTGTATGAAGGGCGATAAAGATACCAAGAGCCCCCTAGGATGGACTTTCAAGTCTTCTTGCTACAATCTTGCCATATCTGAATTAGAACCAATTTAAAATGAATTTAAAACGCACGAACTGGACCAACGAAGAAGTAATCAAAATCCTTGAAGGGTGCAAGATCTATATAGGAGAAAAGAAAAGAAGCAAAGCACATCTTGAATACCTAGAAAGACACAATGCAGGTGTTGAAAAGGCTATCATTCAATTCTGTGACTTTAAAGCAGATCCAAAAGAATCTTATAGTGCAATGGCTTACAATACAGAAGATAAGATGATATATGTAATTAGCGAACAAAGACTTCCACAATAATTACTATTAATCAAACACAAAAAATAATTTATGAGTGAAAATAAATCCACAGGAGCAGGTAAAGGCGACGCATTAAGACCCATGAGCAAGAAAAAATGGGATGAAAATTACGATTCTATTAAATGGAATCATAAAAAGTATTTAAAATGCGACGACTGCAAAAAACAAAAAGAAGACGTAGAAGAAACAATATGTCCATATATGCAAAAAATAGAGAGTAAGAAAGTTCCAGTCAAGCTATGCAAGGACTGCTATCTCAATCGTTCCTAGAAAATATAATTTGACAGACCAAGAAAATTGTATTATTATAAGAGAGTAGGTTAATTACCATGTGTAATAGACTTATACTGGATCTAAGTGTCCTTTAATGATCTTTGATAGTATAATCTAATTTTTGGGGGCGTAATAGATTCGACTTAATCGTTGAAATTTAAATATGCATGTAGTGGTTGAATGGTTGGCCACTATAAAAGCCATTCAAAAAAAATAAAAGCAGACGATAATACCGACGCTATCCTAGCGGAAGCAGAGTACATCTTCAACAACGCTGACCAGTTCATCGTTGAAGAGGCTGAACTACTAGCCGCCTAAGGAACCAAAAGACCACCCTATTAAATCTTTTGGAAAATAAAATAGGTTAGAGTGGTATCTACGACACTCGTAAAATAAATGTAGAGGGTGGTATGTGGTCCTTATTCACACATACAGGTAGGACTCTAAACATAGATAGGATAATAACACCTTGTTACCTTTAGTCAACGAAAGTACGAAGTTATTTAAGCATGTGAATGAATATTTAAATACCAATATTAAGGACAGGGAGGGCAGTTCTCCCTCGCCTCCACCAAGCATGTTGGATCGCACCCAACTGAAGAGCAAAAGCAGATAAAGGCTAATGAGTATAAAAATAAATTCTGCACAATTTTTATGCCTGAGTCCCATAGTGGCCAATTGGATTAGTTTTGTAAACTAACGCGCAAGCTTCGTGAGTTCGAATCTCACCTCAGGCTGCTTTATGTCAAGTAGCTCAGCGGTAGTAGCGGGAAACTGTTAATTTCTAGGTCGTAGGTTCGATCCCTACTAGTCCTATTTTGTGTAATTATCTACATGATCTCCGTTCCAGTTGCAGTTAATATTACTGATTTTAAAATGCAGTTAGAATTATTTTGGTTTAATCATAAAAAAATTTATGGTGAAGATGCTTATAAAAAAGCATTCGCAGTAATTATCAACAAAAACAACAAGGAAGAGATTGCACAAAACGCTATTATTTTTAATACAACTATACCACATAAATTATGTGAATCCTACCATAGTTATATACATGTAGATCAGGACAACGTATACTACCAGCCATTAAATATACAGTATGGGCTGTTTCAAATTATAAACGAACTAAATGACGATCAAGTGATTGAGGTTTTGGATTGCGACATGTTCCATATGCGACCGCATCCAGAAATAATCATTAATGATGACGAAATATATGTATGTGACCTATATGAAAATTGGCATTTAAAAAGTTTAACTCAGAATAAATACCTTATAGATATATATTTCGAAAACAACGGTAGATATTACAATGGAGGATTTGTTCCCATCATAGGGAAAGTAAAAACCTTTAAAAAAATACTACACGAGTGGATAGAAGTTCACAAACATATTTTAACCTTAGCACATTCCAACGAAAAGAAATGGTGGGCCGGAATGTTTGCCTTACAGGTAGCTTGCGAAAAAAATAAAGTATTAATGATAAGTAAGGATACATGTTATATACCCCCTATGAACGAAATTAATAACAATCACTACATATGTCATTATTCAGTTGATACAGTGTTTAATAAAAAAGTTTACCCAAATATAAATTTTGACAAGTTTCCCAGTAATCTGTACTATGAATGTATAGCTGAATGGTATAAAACTCAATGCGGCTGAAGAGAAACAGCAGACTCATCGCACTTTCACTGCGAGGATAGCGGGGGCAGCACCCGTCAGCCGTACCAATTATGGGCCATTAACATAAAAGTAATGCGCTAGTCTTCCAAACTAGATAAATCGGGGCAGTACCGATATGGCCCTCCACTTTCGCAAATGTAGCTCAATTCGATAGAGCATTTCGCTACGGGCGAAAAGGTTATAGGTTCAAGTCCTATCATTTTCACCAATTTAATTAGATTTTCTAATCAAGATATCAGATCATAATCATGTCACTTTCAAAAGTAATTCATTTAAACGATCAGAGCCTAGAAAAAGCAATTTTAGGTAACACAAGTATAGTAATATATTTTTGGGCCGAATGGTGCGGCCCATGTAAAATGATGAAAGATATTTATGACAAAATATCGCTTGCCGCGCCAGATGGTATAATTATCGCAAAGGCAAATATAGAGGACTGTCCAATATTCTCACAGAGAATCGAGATTAACTCTATTCCAGCATTTACATTTTTTAAGAGCGGTGAGGAACAAAAAAGAATTTATGGACTCAATAATTTTGAATCACTATTAGAAGAAATCAAACAGATTAGCGTGTAATAGCTTATGTGCTAGATAACGCTCCAGCTTGTTACGTTAAAAGCTCCCCGATACACGGGATGGGATTATTTGCGGATATACCATTCCTAATGGGCGAAATAGTATTAAATTATGCGCTATTTCCGGAAATATGGTATGAGTGTCGATACTCAGAGCTTTCAGAGGAAAAGAAAAAGAAAAGCTGTTATATAATGATAGATAATGAAAAATGTATAACAACAGAAAAGAAAACAAAATTTGGTTACGTTAATCACTCAAGACAGCCTAATTGTGAGTACGATTTAAAAAATCGTTTATTAAAAGCAAACAGATTACTCTATCCGAACGAAGAAATTACTATAGATTATAGAACCGAGCCGCTACCTAATGGGGAAAGTTTTCCGTATTGGGTATAATTTTCTTTATTATTCACACAAATAGCTGTATTATATATTACAGTCCAGTAGTGGCCATATAAGTCTGGACAGGATAATTTGAGTTGCCGGTTAGTGCGTTAGTAGGATTGTCTAGATTGCAGAGCAAAGGCCACGGGAGCGTTGAAGCAATCAATTTATAAAACGCTGGCTAGACGGGTGGCTCCAAAAGAGTTGATCGTTAAACAAGAGACAAAATCCGGAGAAAAACTCTTGAAATACTAAACTTTCTTAGTGTAAGAAAGATTATGTTAGACCCATTAATATCTGCATTTTGGGGGCTCTCTGTATTTCCGGTTATCATATTTGGTTTTTATTATCAATTTGGTCCGATTTGGGGGACAGTTGCGTCCTTGACATTCCTCTCAATTCTTGGTAGTATTGTGCAATGGATAATCATAACGAGCAGCTTATAGAACGTCTACTAAAACTCTGGTATTCACTAATTGGTGGTGATCACCACAAAGACCGAGATTGCTGGTTCTTTATAGAAAGAGAATACTGCACTTATAAAAGCCCGTCATGGACAGTTAGGCACAGCGGCTATATTCTTTCAGAACACTCAGAGTCTTTCGATACCTTTACGAAAGCTCAGGAGGGGTTAATAGAATTTCTAATAGAGGCATGCGCGAAAGAGGTGGACACTATCAAAAATGATAGCGATGCTTCGGGCAAGGATATTGAATATCTAAACAACAAATACAAAGAATTAGAAAAAATAGTAATAGATCAACATTATATTACGGAAAACACTAACAATTAAATGTAATAATATGAAGGATTCCATGAATATTAGTATTGAGTCCCGTCGAAAGATGGTAGTTGATTGGATGATTGACTTGCCATTTGGCGAGAACGATACCATCATCGAAAAAGCTATTGATAATGCGGTTCTGTCTGGAAAAGATAGGCACGAGGTAATTAACCTTATTTCACAGGCTTTTATCTCAGAGTTAAATGAATACCTTGAATGGTCAGACGACTTGAATGTTAAGGCGTTTATTTCCTCCTAGTATGCTTTCCGAAAGAGGGAGATACAATCGCGATACCCTAGGCAAGGTTCTAGAAGAAAACGGTTATGACGCCAATTATTTATTGGAGTGGGGAATACCGAGTTCTTGGCATGAAAGTCATTGGGATAGTCCAGAGTATGTTTTAAAATTAACCGCATACTTTGAAACCATGTACAATGTTTGTGATTCTAGGGATAGTTTAGAGTAGGTCTATAATTAAATTGACTTTAAGATCAAAAAAATATATAATCAATACATGATCGCAGAAACTTATCTTTTGGAAATCCTAGTACCGGGCTCAGAGAGATGGCTAGATTGTGGAATGCGCAGTAAGTTCCATGATCTAAATGAAGCAAGAACGGAATTAGAGCGTACTTTAAGTTGCTATCCACCAACATACAAGTTTAGAATTAATTATATTACCTGCTCCGAAGAAACCGTATTAGAGATGAGTGGCAAACAAAATATTTTAGCAAATTAATTTGCTCTTTAGTTTTGTGAGCGCCAATATAAAATATATTATTGATTTTATTTAAAATTTTGTTTACAATATATAAATGCACACTATTAATTTCAGCCAAATATACCGAAAGGTTAGGAGGTAATTTTGGGAATGTTTGATTTTATTTACGTTGAAGTAAAGCTGCCACTTCCCACTCCGGTTGATACATTAAAAATCAACTGGAAAAAAGAAGAGTTCCAAACTAAGGATCTTGAAAACCTGATGTACAGGTATCGGATCAATAAAACTGGACAGTTGATGCTACTAGATCAAAAAGTTGAGTGGGTTAACGATGATAGTCGTTTTGGTGGCTATATGAATGTACTATCTGAACGTTGGGTTAAATCTAGGTATACGGGAAACATAGTATTTTATACTACCGTTTGTTCTAATCCAGAGCAAAAAGAAACTGAATTTATGCACACTGTCACTGCGGAGCAAATTGACGGTGCAGATGGCTTTGATTACAGTATGGACTTTAAAGCTAAATTTATTGATGGTAAACTTATTAATATAAAATTATTAAGAGTCGATAAATACGCTATCAAGGAATATTTAATCACCCACAATAAATGGGCAGAAGAAGTGAAACAAAAACACGCCAAACTCTCCTATAAGATTAAAAATTTCTTTAAGACCGCTATACCCAATAGAGGATACTTTAAGATAATTAATGGGCTTAATAAATTCGTATCTTTTCAGGGTAAATTAGTAAGTAAATTATATTAATATGCAAACTGATATTATTGAAATAGAAGATTTTTTATCAAGTGAGGAATGTGAATATTTTGTCAGACAAATTGAGTCTAATAATCAACCCTCTAGTGTATCAGAAAATTACGGATCTAGTGTTACCAGTTTTAGAACCTCCTCTACTTCTAACCTAAACCCGAATGACGGTAAAGTACTAGATCTAAAAAAAAGAATATCGGAATATCTATCTATCCCAATTAACAAGGGGGAGTCGCTACAGGGACAAAGGTATCAGCCGGGCCAATACTTCAAAGCGCATAACGACTTTTTCCATGGTCCATCGTACCAAACAGAATGCCTGTACTCTGGAAATAGAACTCATACATTTATGATTTATTTGAATGATGTTGAAGAGGGTGGCGAGACGGCTTTTATTAATTTAAATAAAAAAGTAAAACCCAAAATGGGTAAGGCTGTAGTTTGGGTAAACATGAAAGATGGAGAGGTCAATGATCGCTTTCTGCACGAAGGGTGCGAAGTGAAAAGAGGGGCTAAATATATTATCACATCTTGGTGGAGAGAGAACGAGTGGAATGGTATTTTAGATAAAAATGAATTTAATAAAAAAAGTAAAAAAGTATTCAGTAACCATGAGCAATTACCCAAATTTTCACCAGAAGGATTTAAGGTTGTCAAATGCCCCAAAGACACATGGGAGCTAATACAAAAACATTATGACCTTTTAAAAGATAAAAAATGTGAAGAAACTTTTCAAGGCAAGGAGAATATAATCAAGGGACAGGGCGTAACCAGTGAAATCATGTCAATGGACGTGTATCCGGAAGTTATTAGACAAATTCATGAAAATCTCAAACCATTACACGAGGAATTCTCCGGAACAAGATTGGAAAGCACTTGGATTTATGGTATTAGATCTTATTTAAATGGCGCAACCCTAGCTTCACATAAGGATCGTATAGAAACACATCATGTTTCTAGTATCTTAATCGTAGATAAAGATTTGAACGGCACTCCAGATTGGCCGCTAGATATCCAAGATCATGATGGTAAATGGCACAAAATATATGCAGAAGTTGGAGATTTAATTTTATATGAGTCCGCAAAATGCGAACACGCCAGATTAGAACAGTTTCAAGGAAACTGGTTTAGGAATCTCTTCATTCATTATAAACTAAAAGATTACTCGTACGGCGCGTAGTACAGATAAGAATAAATTGTAAAAATCAATTGACACCACGGTCAAAAAAGTCTATCATAACAATATGAAGACTGTAAAAACTTTTGACCCCTACATTTCAGACGATGGCGAAGCGGACATGCAACAGCGCGAGCTAGGTAGCTACGTTCATTATTCTGAATACATGAAATTATATAAGAAATATATTCGCGCTAGAGCCACCGTAAATAAAAACAAAATTAAAGCCACGTTGAAAGCTAAAGAATTCTAAATAAGGTTATGAACAGGGAAACAGATCTATTGCCATTTCATATTATTATGTTTATAATGGTGATTGGGTTTGGATGTTTCTTCTGGATGGTAATAGACGGGACAAAGAGAGTGGGTAAACAGGCCAGAAAAGCCAAGAAAAAAGCGCGAAAGTTTTTAATTAAAATAAAAAGACAACAAATGTTAAAAAGAAACTGGTTCTATGAAATTTAATTGACCACACTTACCCATTCGGGTATAATAAATAAATGGGGTTAAAAGTAGCATCAGTGTGGGTAAAGTATGGTTGGGTTTCTTTATCAAAAGTGTCAATCGTCCAATGGTATAAAGACGAATTAGGTATAACGGCCATTCAGTTCACTTACGAAGGAGAGACTTATGAAAGTTATATCGAGTATATAGATTTAGATACTAATATATAAGTATTTCACATTTAACAAAAATATATCTTTCTGAGAAAGATGGTCTTGACACATTTCACCAATTTGTTGATAATGAAATCACGATGAAAGCCATTCTCGAATTTAACCTTCCGGAAGATACAGAAGACCATGAGTTAGCTATAAATGCTGGAAAATATTACTCTATAATTTGGGATATGGACCAATTTCTACGGAATAAAACAAAATATGCCGAAGAAGGCACTCCGGAGCCCTTCACTAGTGCAATGCACGAGGCGAGAGATGAACTCTGGAGACTAATAAATGAGCATAACCTAGATCTAAATAAATAATTAGGTATTTAGTGTATGCAACCCATCTCTTATGTCACATACGAACAGAACTTCCCTAAAATAAAGGGCGTATATAAGAAAATATTGTCCACATTATGGGTAAATGACATGGAAGTCTTCCCTAAACCTTGGATTAGTAGTACTGACCTCTTAAATATAACAGGACAAAAGAATTTTGACCGTAGAATTAGAACATTAAAGAGTGAAATAGGTTGTGATATAGAACCCGGCCGCGATAAGCAACAATACAGATACAGATTAAGGTCAGTTAATATATTACCAGTAATACCGACAAGGGGATCACTAGAAAAAACAAAGAAAGTAGCCCTATTTCGTAAAAATAAATATAAATGTAACGTTTGCCGTAAGCTTACCGGATCTGGAGTGGTCGGATTACAGGCCGATCATAAAATTCCTCTATCAAGAGGCGGGACAAATGCAGACGAGAACTGGCAACCGCTTTGCAATCATTGCAATGCAATAAAAAGAAGTTCATGCGCAGGATGTCTGCAAGATTGTCTGACCTGCCATTGGGCGTTTCCAGAAAAAACAGGAAGGCACTCCATGTACCGAATAGCTCCAAACATTTTAAAACCACTCGAAAAACATTTCGGTAGTAAGCACGAAGCAGAGAATGCAATCAATGTCATACTAGATGAATATAGTCTATTTATTAAGACAATAGGGTTATAATAATATGCATAAAGAAGAATGGAGGCCAATAAAGGGACATGAGGATAAGTATGAAGTCTCATCCGAAGGTAGAGTAAGGAGCTATAATAAAAAAACAAAAACCCATTTAATTTTAAAGAGTTTTAATTATAAGGGGTACCATCGTATATATTTACGCGGAAAATCTCCTAGAGTTCATAGATTAGTGGCTGAAACATTTATACCAAATATACATAATAAGCCAGAGGTAAATCATATTAATTGTATTAAAATAGACAATAGAGTTGAAAATTTAGAATGGTGTACTAGATCGGAAAATATCAAACACGCCTACGACACTGGACTCATAGGACAGCAAAGTGGTCAAAAAGATCCACAATGTAAGCCCCTAATCGTATTAAATATTATGGGCGATTATATTACGACCCTATATGGAGCGAGTGAGATAAAGCAATTTGGTTTAGACCAAGGTAGCGTTATGGGATGTCTATCTGGTAAAAGAAAACAACATAAGGGATATACGTTTAAGTATTTAAACGATTAAAATAGTTAACCCGGCACTTTAAAATAGGGTTTTTATCCTTATTTTGATCTATGCCGTACCTTTAATATAGATATTCCCTACCCTACCCCACCTTCTTTCACACTATTATAGGGCTTCTATGGTATTTATTTAATTTAATATAACCTATAATACTATCTTAGACAATCATTGTCTGTCATACCATACACTTTAGTAGTGTTTATTATGGTTTATACCTCCCTATCCCCACCCCCGAATACCCGAATAGATACCCGATTATACCCGAACAATCAATACATACAAGAACCCCCCATTAACAGAGTAGAAATACAAAAAAAACATACCTATCCAATAGGAATATCATACCCGCATCCAATAAGAACTTCATACATAAGAACAGTATAAAGTAATAGAGAGTAATAGAAAGAATACATAGAATATATAAAGAATAATACGAGTAATAGTTATGGATGAAATAGTGAAAATTATCAGTGCGCCTTATATAATAAAAGTCAAGAAAATAAATAAATAATTTCGCAAAATAATAGATTTGAAATAATTGTAAAAATATGTTATGTGTATACTAGTATAGGAATCCTATATTAATCTCCGGTCAATACACACTCTCCATATGCCCATACACCTGCTTAAACACTTGCGCCAGAGCCTACCAGTGATCGACTGTCCACACAGGCGTAAGCGTAGGGAGAAAATTAGAAACTGCGTGAAACGGATTAGAACATATAGGAAGTTTGGTAAATTTATTGATAGCGTCAATTACCATCCAGCACTGATCAGTTTGATGCAGTCAATGTATAGATTGCAGTAATATAATTTAAATAAATAGTCAATATTTAAAAGTTGTATTAAACCCTAGGCCCGGCTTAACAACCTCACTGTAAATTGGACATCCACGTCTGGCGAAATTGCTTGATTTTAGGTTAAAATTATAGTAAAATAAACATAATGATACATGAATTCTCTAATCCGGTTCCTGTTGTGACAGAATTGGGTGACGGCTACGCGTGGTATGTGACTGCGGGCGGCACTTGGGAGAACGATGTGTTTACAGTAGTACTAGAATTGGATGGTAGTATAAAACACTTTCGTAGCGACCAGATAAAATTACATAAAAACGCCACTTTTGACATTTTTAACAATCGTAAATCTAGCTAAATAATAATCAATTTATTCAAATCTACTAGAATCTATAAAAATCTACTTGAATAAGAGTAAATAATAGAATACTATAAAAACATGTACAGAACTGGTTATTGCTGCATCAACACATCTCTAGACGAGCGCTTTAAGACAATGAAGCTAGGATGGGCTAATAAGAATCCCGATCAGGCCCCAGAGAAGTGGAGGTCGATAGTCAGTCATAATTTCAAATTACTCAGTAAAATAATAGAATGGAATATTACAAATAAGGTTTTCTTGTATAGAATCAGTAGTGATCTAATTCCTTTTGCTGATCATGAGCAGTGGGGGCAGTTATGGAGAGAGGGATTGAGGGCAGAGTGGATGGCAGAGGCAAGCGGCCCGGCCCGGCAAGCTCTACAGAGATATTTACAGTTTGGCGGCAGACTGACCATACATCCCGGCCAGTTTGTAGTGATCAGTTCACATACAGATGAGGTAAGAAGGAAAAGCCTACTAAATCTAGAGTATCATGCAGAACTATTAGATTATTTAGGTTTACCTGCTAATGTAAATTGTCCTATTAATATACATATCAGTAATGGAACCAAAGGAGAAACAGTAGTAAATAATGTAAATCAAAGTCTCAGTATGATGAGCAGAACTCTTAGGGATAGAATTGTATTTGAGAATGAACAGAATGGGTATTGGACGCCCGGTAATATAAAGAAACACTTTAAAGTACCTATTACTCTGGACTATCATCATTTATTAATTAATCCGGATGCGGAATATACATTAGATGAAATAATCAAATTTGTGAGAGACAGTTGGCCAAATATAGACCCAGTACAGCACTGGTCCGAGGGCCGGATGCACGCACTGGACCCGGCGCACAGCGATTACGTCTCCAAGATACCCGAAGTCCCTTTTGATATAGAAGTAGAAGCCAAAGCAAAAGAGTTAAGTATTATGCCGTATTTGCGAGAGAGAAACAGCCAAATAACAGATGTATTGTATTAAGAGAACCTGTATTTGTGAATGACTTTGGGCTAAATAATAGATATATGAATTTGCGAGCGAGAAAGTCTCAAATAAGGAGTATATAATATTATCCTATATATTTATTATTTTTAGACCTATTAACTGATTTAACTAATGGTTGAGTATTAGTATAATGAAAACATTTCTTTTGTTGTTCACAGTCAGTCAAATCAAAATGTGAACACGGTACGATGTGATCTATTTCCCAGTAGATACCATAATTATCCCAACACATATCTTCTTTAAATAAACTTTCTAAATATTTGATATAACTCTTTTGGTCGCATCCCATTAGAGACCAAGAGGAGGAATTCTTAATACTATTTCTAAAGGCCATTTGTATTCTAGACCTTACCGTGCAAGCTATCCTGTATTTTATATCTGTAGATCTTTTCTTTTTTATATATTCTCTGATTTTTCTTCTTTGCGTTTCTTTTTTTAATTTTAATTCTTCTTCGGATAAGACTGGCTTACGCGGCCTATTAGCCTCATGCCAAGACTTATAGTATTTACTTCTGCATTCCTTACAATAACTAGAAGTTTTTATAAATTCCTCTATTGGTTTGATATAATTACAAGAACTACATTGTTTTATTTGCATAAATACTATTACACTTGAATTAGTGAACAAGATGTTGCCAAATAAGGGGGTGGGGATTTTTAATGGAAGTGTGGCCGAGTGGTTTAAGGCTGCAGTTTACTAAACTGCCGTACAGTAATGTACCGAGGGTTCGAATCCCTCCGCTTCCTCCAAACCTAAAAAGTGAACGACTTTCGGCCAAATAATGAATCCTAAAAAGTGAACGACTTTTTGCCAAATAAGGGATACAAGTTAAATAGTAAGTTAATCAATGGTGTCTTATATCATTTTAAATAATAAAATAACAATAGCTTAATAATATTGAAATTTAATGACGGTAAAAGTAGTACACAAAAACATTTAAAATTCCTTTTAATTAATAAAATTGAATTTTAATTTGACTCTGGTGTAAAACAGTTGTAATATATATCCATGGACGAGTGGTGAAATTGGCAGACACGTATCGTTTAGGCCGATATGCCGAAAGGCTTGAGAGTTCGAGTCTCTCCTCGTCCACCACTTTAACTATAACTAAAAACTAAAAAAAATGAGTACAAAGAGAGGACGTAAAGCGGGTAGCGGAAGTTTTGTTAGCGTAACGCTAGCAGATCTGAATACTGCCCTAAAACCAAATGCACGAGTTATCATATGGGGGCGTTATGCCCAGATGCTCGGACTGGACGGCAAGAAGATAGATGCAAAACCAGACGCATTAATTGCTGCGGTTGCAGGTGGTAAGGGGGATGTAGTACTAGACGATTTCACAGCAGATACAGATACCACAAAGAGTACTGCACCACTGCTCACCGAGCTTGTGCCGAAGGTATCCATCGAACTACAGAGTTTCGATGAGGATATTTTTTAAAAAAAGTATTAACCCATATTACAAACTAGTATACAAGAAGGTATGGAAACAACCTACTTTGACGAGATGATCGGTCAGGACAAAACCAAGCGTGTCCTTTCCTTCTATATTGATGCATTTGAGAAGAGCGAGATACTGCCACATCTTTTTGTGGTTGGTCAGCGTGGTCAGGGCAAGACCATGCTAGCAACTCAGGTGGCCAAGAATTTACGTAGCAAGACACTCGGGCGTGTCAAGCCGATGCTTACGATCAATTGCTCGACGCTCAAGAACGTTCGCCAGTTCGTGGAGGATATCGCATTAACCTACATCAGGGATCAGCATATTACTGTTTTCTTTGACGAGGCACATGAGATGCCAGAGAGTGTGCAGACTTGCATGCTCACGGTTCTGAATCCCAACAAGCATAACAGAAACACACTACGTTTTGATGACTATAATATAGAGTTTGACTTTACTAAGGTTAGTTTCATATTCGCTACTACCGACCCCCAAAGAGTTATCACACCCCTAAAAGACAGGTGTAAGATGATTCATATGGAAGAGTATAACTCTGGGGATTTGGCAAAGATTGTAGAGGCCAATAGTGATGAGATTACTTATTCACCAGAAGTAATTAAACAAATTAGTTCTACTTGTAGGGGCAACGCTAGAAACGCAACCTTGATGGCAAAAGATAACGTCACGCAATTTGCTCGTAGGCACAATGTTCATGACATCGGACACAAGGAATGGGAGGAACTCAAGTGCGTACTCGGCATCCTACCTTTAGGGTTAGAGAATACAGAACTACAGGTACTCAGGGTACTGAAAGAGAGGGGTAGTTGTTCGCTCACGAATTTGAGTGCGGTTACTGGATTGTCTGGTAATGCCCTGCGTAGCGAGTTTGAGCTATACCTTCTCAAGCATGGACTGATGGAGGTCGCCCAAGGTGGTAGACGCATTACGGCAAAAGGATTAGAATACCTGCGTGACATAGACAAGGAGTGTGTGGGGAAAAAAGGATTGCAAGTAGCAACAGAAACTGTTACACTGGAGGAGAATGAGTAACGAAAACGAATCTGGAGGAAACATATTTATATTCTTATTATCAATGATATTAACAGCAATAGCACTAAAACATAAAGCAAAAAAATGAAATACTATAAAGTAACACTAGAAAACGGAGATGAATTATTCCATGAGAGTAAGAACAGCCTAACAAACGAACGACTGCTTGCGGAGATGCAAGAGGTTGCAACGCTATCCCCAGTCGAGGTGGAAGATATACAGAATATAGACGAGATTACTGAAGATGAATATGAGATGTATGCAGTATAATTAATTTGACAATATAAACAATAACAATTAAAATAACAAGTAACATGAACAATATCACTAAACTAAAGAATGGAAGTATCTATGATTACAATGGCAAAATCGTTCGCCTCAGGCAGCGTGTTGGTGCAATCGTAACCCTGCGAGAACCACATGGTAAGGTATTCCTCGGTCGGGCAAACCTGCTCAAGCGTGTCGGAGCCAAGAAGGTTGAGACTTTCGTGGCGAAGTGTTCCTAATAGAATAAAATAAAATGGCACACAGTAAGCACGTAGAAGAGGTACTAGAGGTGTTACGCAATAACACTCTTACCGCTATCACAAAGGGGGATCTGGACATTAGCATCCTGTCTATCGACCCGTACCCAGAGGAGAGTAATTGGGTAATAGCCCTAGCCAACGGAAAGAAGATTACTACGGATGATATTGAGTTCTCCGATCTAATACTCGGAGAGAGTGAGATAAAGATTCATCTTGGTGATTACGTTTTTCACTTGTCTCGTGACAAGCGGTAATTCGTGAACGCGAAATAGTGAAATAGCCCGATCTAAATAGGCGAATATTTTTACGGCAAATAGCGTATAGCTTATACTCCACATATACATGTTACAATTATGTCTAGATATATTAGAGGATATTATCCTATTTGTCGTATTTATTTTTGCATTATATATTTTATACAAGGGTTTGAGTGATGACCCTAGAGATAGATAAGTAACTGTCTATCAAAGACTTATGCGGCCGGGCCCCCCCGCCGGGCGTCGTAACCCGCTCACCACAAACAGGTTACGACTTTTCCCCTTACTGATTACTGGTTTCTAGGACGAAGCTCCAGTATCGACTATCAGTATAGCCTTGGTTGCGATCCCACCAGATGCAACGAGCGACATACGAACTAACATTCCACATTTTGCACATTTCGATCCAATGTTTCTCCATAGCATGATACTGCTTTGCGTCCTTTGACTGATCCAGACCGAACACTTGGAACAGGTGAGTGTCTAGGCAAGTAACCTCGGCAATCGAAGGGTAGATCATCTCAAGGCTGAAGCTGACCTTTGCCATACCAAGACCAAGCACTTGCTTGACGAGACGATCACGAAAATCAGTCCAAGACTCATCCTCGGCTTTCTTGTAGAAATCCATGTTAGCCCAATAGTGTTCAGCGAAGGCGGTAATGAATTTAGTGCGGTTTTTATGGAGGCCAGCACCACTCTCTACGATCCTACGCTCAAGCTCCTCTGGCTTGTTCATCCACTCCCACCAGTTACGGATCATAAGGTATCCGTTAATGTTTGAACGCCACGATGTATGGACGCTCATAAAGGCGAACAACCAACGCTGAAACACTTCCGAAGCATTTCGGGGGGTAACACTATCCCAGTATTTAGAATACTCGGAGATCTCCTCATCTAAAATTGAATTAAAAAACCTGTCTACTTTCGTAGTATCAAGGCGAGGGCGGCAAGTAGGGACGAGATTATAAGCATGATCCCAGAATCTTGGTTGTTCGGTTGCATTGTTGTTAAGTTTGGTTATTGAGTTTCCGATGAAGTCGAGTTGCATGGTGTAGTTTGTAGTGTTAGTGGTGAATCACTATATTAGACTTTATTGTCTACTGGCACAAGAACTATTTTTACAATTTGGTAAGTGGTTGATTACCAGTAACTTATGGCGCCGGACCCCGCCGGGATGTCAAGAATAAAGTGGAGCGCATCGGGCAGGGATCGAACCTGCGACCAAGAGTTTAGAAAACTCCTGCTCTATCCACTGAGCTACCGACGCATATTTAAAGTAGTGCCCCCGGAGGGATTCGAACCCCCAACCAATCAGTTATGAGCCGACTGCTCTGACCATTGAGCTACAAGGGCGTGATTTTTAAAAGTATGCATGAATTTGTTAGCTTCTTTAATAACAAACTGCTTTTGCTTGTCTTTAGTATCCGAAGTAAAACAATTAGTACGATAGCCTTGATACCAAGTAAAGTTGTCTCTCTTTACATTCTCCAGATATGTTCTTTGGATGATTTGAATAGTTTTAAAACGCTCTTTGATTTTCGCATCGTAAGTATCAGTGTCTTCGACGGCTAGATTCCATACGCTCTCGACACTTTCGTACTCTCCTCCAATATCAGTGTGATAAGATTTGTAGCTAGTTAATTTCATTGGATTTTAGGGTTGGTAGCTATGGTGGGATTCGAACCCACACTCGACAGATTTTAAGCCTGTTGCCTCTGCCGTTGGGCTACATAGCCATAGTTAAACTATAAAACTACCTGTCCTTCTTTACAAACTCTTTCTTTGAAACCTTCGGAACGCAGTTCAATAGCAACTGCTTGTTGAAAAGCTGTGCGGCTACCATTGACTGCCACTCGTCGTCAGTCAAACCCTTCGGCCTATTCCCCCTGAGCTTGCCCATTGAGGATTGTGTTTTAGTGATGGATGGGTTTGGCCAGTAGTGCATATGAGAATAATAACTCTATATGAATAGTTTGTCAAGCACTACCCTTAGGAATCGAAACGGATATTTATTAGAAATAGTTCGACTCCTAGTGTAATATATAGTATGAATACTATAGAGTTAGACTGCTGTGGATGCGGGGTTAAATTTTTAAAACAAAAGAAAATATATAATAATTCTATTCGTCAAAACCCATCTGCAAGATTTTATTGTTCGGCACCCTGCCAGTGGAAAGCTCAATCAGATAGAGTTAATGTTAATTGTAAAACTTGTGGTATAGATTTTGGAAAAAGACCATCACAGATAAAAAGAACTTTAAATCATTTTTGTTCTCGCGTATGCGCAGCAAAGTATAATAATGTTATATATCCCAAAAGAGCGCATGAAAATATGTGCAAACAATGTGGACAAAGAACTCTAAAAAGTAGCGCTAAGTATTGTGAACAGTGCCGACCAAAATTTTCATTAATATCTAGTAAAGAAAAAACTATAGCCGAAATAGAAAACAATAAAGGAGCTAATAGGTATTCCCCGATAAGAGACCATGCCAGAGCACAAATGAAGCACATGCCCAAGATTTGTTCAAACTGTAAATATGATAAGCATGTTCAATGCTGTCATATAAAGGCTGTAGCCAGTTTTTCAAAGGATACTAAATTATCTGTCGTTAATTCTATTGATAATCTTATTTATCTTTGCCCTAACTGTCATTGGGAATTTGATCATGGAAGATTAGAGATTACCCCTGTGGGGAATTGAACCCCGCCTAGCTGTTATCAACAGTAATCCGTTATAAGCGGACTTGCTCTCCATGAGCTTCAGGGGCGTAATCTTTAAAGCTTCTGTCTAGCCTCTTCTAGTTTAATTGCAGTTTCCGAGTCAGCAAGGGCGCACAGGATACGATCCGCGCGTTCCGGAGACCAATCCTTCATGGATACGGCTAGCTTTTCTAGTTCCTCATATATATAAGAGTCATCTGCAAGAGCAGCCATAATCTTATAAGAAATATCTTCAAACTTTCCTTCTGAACATTTACGATACAGGTTTTCATTGTCGTCTAGCTCCCCTTTATCGCCAATCTCTGCATAGTCACCAGCAACAACAATCCTATCTCCCGCCCAGCTTCCAACAGTGGGGTTCTCAGTGTGAAGATCTCCCCCTCCGCGTCCGTTGCTATTAGCAAGAAGGCACATGAGAGCGGTATTCGCGCCGCCTTGTGAGCAACTGAATTCCAGAAGCTTTACCCCGTGCCCAAAAGCGCTAGGATCTAAGCATTGTTTCTTGTCAAGGTTAACGATGTAGTAGTATTGGCCCATGATTTTATTTTATTATTAATTGTAGCAGTCGTCAACATCTTCTTGGCAAAGATGGCAACGAAATTTCGAATTCATAGGATTATCTTTATCCTGCCATATGATAAACATATCCAAACTTCCGTTCATTACTTGGTCTCCAGTATACGTATGGTCGCAATCCCTACAATAGAATCGCATATCCTCAGTGACGCCCTTACGGGATAGTATAGGTGGTTTCATGATAGTTCGTGTATGAGTGTTTCTTCAATTGTTTCTTTGATGCGATAGCAGGTGTGGATTGGTTCTACATTCTGATAGTTCTTGTAGTATTCATCATCCTTGTATAATTCCCTTGCTCTCTCTTCAGCCTCTTCTTTTGTGAAGTATTGGCTAGAATATTTATCTGACCACTTGCGTCTATTGTAGACTTCTATAGTATAATACTTAGTAGGCATATTAAGAAATTGTTCCGGTAATCTTTCCGTTGGCGTCAATGTCAAACACGACACTCGTAGCAAAACCACGCATTATGCAACGAGGCTGTCTTGGTTGATCGTGACTCTCTACGTCAACACCAATCGTTTTGATTTTATTAACCCAGTGACACTGATTTTCCCAGTGTATGGTGATAACGTTGCGTTTTTCCGCATGGGAAGCAGGTTTGTTATAGTGGTAGAAGAAACGTTTAGGTTTGGGTGTGGGTGTGCTCATGACCTCTACTATAAGACTAGTTGTACAGCGTGACAAGAAGTATTTTTACAATTTAGTAAGTAGCTTACCATCAACAACTTACGACGCCGGGCCCCGCCGGGCATGTTAGTCAAGTTAAGTGCTTCAAGGAATTGCCGCCTCCGATACCCCTATCGGAAGCGGCCACCCTATCCCCTATTTTTTTCGTGCGACAAACCGACCCTTGCCGTCTCTGACATTGTGGTAGCGATCACCACTAGGCTTCACGCCGTAGGTCGTACCATCGTAGGAGCTATACTCCTCCTCGTACTCGCCCTCGTCCTCGTCCTCGTCGCTATCATAACCATCGTAGTAGCCGTTAGGAAGCGGAGCGTCGAATGTACCGACAACCTCGTAGCGAGAAGTCCTCATCTTCTGGAAGTCGCAATCGTGCGGAACCGAAACCACATCCGCAGGATTCACCTTCACGATAACAACCTTGCGATCACTAGACCCAAAATTGGTTGCGTACTCAAGAGAGCCGACATGGAAGCCGTAACTGCACCCAAGGTTTGCATCGTCGCAAACAGAGTTGCGAGGCATCTGAAGCACATCTCCGACCTTGTTGCGGAACTTTCCAGAGTAGTGATCCATCCAATCAGAATTGACACTCTTGTAGCCGAGGAAGTGACCATCTGGCGTGATGGGCATATTGCCATGCTCAAGGAACGAGTAGAGTTCCGAGACGCTACGACGAGAAGGATTCTGCATCAGATTCTCAAGGAATCGGACGAGAGGAGTGGGAGAGATTCCCTCCTTGATAAAGGATAAAATCTTGTCCACAATAGTACCATGCACGACCTCTCCGTTGAAGTAGACATGACCATTCTCGACCTCGACCTCGCCCTCTGACCAGTTAGAGACAGCAGTAGCCGTATCAATGAGATCAAGGAGTTCTTGCTCTGTGGCATCGGACTTGACAGCCTCGATGATTGTCGTCCAGTTCTCATGGGAGTTCTGGATGGTGTGTGGCACTCCTGCGAGGATTGCCGTTAGTGAGTTATCAGTTAGGATATATGGGATATTCATTACTCCCTCATAATACATTTTCTTGTACGACCTCACAAGAACTTTTTACAATAAAGATACGAATAGTTATAAGTCATTCATTATCAATAGGTTACAGCGCCGGGCCCCGCCGGGATGTTAGTTACTCCAATGCCGGTGTGATTTTAATTGAATTAAAAGAGTTGAAGGTGAGGCCACACCACATAGCCTCACCCTCGTTCCTCACTACAATGTTAAGCGTTCAGATAATCTGCGATCTTCCGCATCACCTTCTCGTCTGTCCTCCAACGAAGGTAGCTAGTATCGACAAGCCCGATCATGGGGAACTTCTCACAAACCTTCTTGAAGTCTTTCTTGATGTTCTCTGCCATCTCAAGAGAGTGTTTCTTATTAACACTTGTCGAGGGAAGGCCGAGGTATTCAAGTTGCGTCATCATAAGGCTTGCCGCTTCCAGTTTGCCATTATTACCCTGCTTGTCCGAGTTGATGACCGCATAGACCTCCGAAAGAATTGCGTGAACCTCCTTATCCTTTAGGCTCTTTAGAATGATTGCTTGCGTCTTTGGCTCCGAGATCAGAGCAAGACCACCCAAGTCACGAAGCATCGGTAAGGCGTAACGATAAGCGGTGATCTTATCAAGGTTAAGATTGTTGGCGGTAACATATTTATCGAACTCCTCCACGATTTTGTCGCTAAGGCTAACCCATCCGCTTCCGAGCTTTGACATCTGTGCTTTTGTGACACCAATGATTTTATTGCCGTCGATTGTTGCCTTGAATGGGGCGATGATAGAGGCAAGAGTCGAAGGCTCTTTGCGATTATCGTTAATCACAGGGCGATTATTGTTCACTTGGACATAGACCCCCGAACCATTCTTGAGATCCGTATTCACCTCATCCCAAGCATTCTTTGCCCTCCAAGAGTTAGCGTTACTAGGCTTGAACAGGAGTACGCCAGTTCTTGCAACCTTGCCAGTGGCGATACCGACATGAGCAACAGGGATAACGATAGAGCTTGCGAGGATAAAATCTGAATCAGCAAATCCGTTCAGCTTCTTAATCTCTGCGATCTGCTTGGAATAGGAATTATCGTCCTTCTTGATAGTACCTAGCTTTTCCTCTGCACCGATAATCTTGACGATCTGCGGAGTAAAGAGGAATACATCATTGTCACCCTGCGAAGCGAGATACCTAGCGTTTCTTGCACCAGAGTTGTAATTGCCGAGATCGTTAAAGACCAAGGTATTTTTTCCCCGAACTTGGAACTCGGCAGTCTCGCTTGCTTGAATGTTGCCGTTCCAGTTCTTCCGATACCTCATGGCACGAAACTTGATCTGTTTATCAATAGACCGCTTGCTGGTTCCGATGTAGCAATTCATGGACAAAGGGGAACCCTTGAACTTAATGCCTTTGATGATCTGACGAATATAACCGAAGCCCTGCACATTCTCATACATCTTAGAGAGGAGGAGTAAGGCATGATACTCGCTCTTGGCATCACGATCAATCTGTGTCTGTATCTCTCTAATGATGTTATCAGCAATCATCTTCATTTTGACACGGATATTGTGAAGCGTGTGTGCGGTGTATTGTAAACCCTCACGACTTGCCGCAACATCTAACTCACCGATCTGGAAGTCAATCACCATTGCCGCATTGAGAAGATTTGCGATCATCTTGTCATCTGCATTGCTATTATCCAGTTTCATCGAAGAGAGGGCAATCGGATAGGCGATATTACCCATGACCGCATGAGGAGAAGAGATATTCCGATAGAACTTCCACCCCTCACCCTGCGAGATAGCACCCTCAAAAGTGCTTTCCGATTCCTCCTTTGTCATACCGATAATGGTTGGCTTGACCTTGAAGAATCGAAGGTAATTTTTCACGGCCTTGGTGAAGTGTGGAGCATCCTCCATCTTTACAGGGATAACGATTTCCACTCCGTTGCGTTCCTCCGTTGGTGTTTCGGAAAGTAGAGCAATCTGACCGATGCCAGAAGGATCAATGAATGCGTTGTAAGAACGGACTATCCCATCTGTAAAGGAGTTGATGACAAAGTTATCACCATAGGCAAACGCACTTTTGGAGCCGAGTCCGAGTTGACCAATAAAGGCATTACTCTGACGCTTTGTGCTTTCTCCGTAGAAGCAATAAATGTCTTGAATGTCTTGCTGTGAAAGACCACGACCGAAGTCACGAATCTTCAGTACCTTGTTCAACTGCGAAGGCAAAGAGATAACGATAGGAACATTGGGTGTTCCAGCCTCGACATTGGCATCACAGGCATTTGCGGAATACTCACGCACGACAGCACCGATCTTATCAGTATAAAGCTGATTGCGAAGAACATTAAAAATGTGAGCGAGTCCAGAATCTTTAATGCCGAAAGAAACGGCAGACTTGATTCCAGAGGTAGAGACTGATGCGGTGTTTTGTGTAGTAATCATGGTGTGTTGTGTGAATCCTTATAGTAGTCCTTCTTGGACATACGGACAAGAATTATTTTCACTATTTAATCGAATAGTTGTAAGCTGTTACGTATCAACAACTTACGACGCCGGGCCCCGCCGGGCCGCTAGACCTTAAACTTCAGTATAGATACGATACTGGTAATCACTAACCTGATTCTTGCGCTGGAGATCCTCCATCCATGTGCCATGAGTGACATCACACATATACATCTTCAGTAGGCTAGGCTTATTATACTCGTAACCAAAGAGATTAAGGAGGAATGTAACAGGGTCTTTCATTTTTATAGTTTAGTTTTTTTTGTTTATGGTGTCAACTACCGAAATGGAAGGCGGAGGGGAAGAGTCCTCCGCCCGTTAGGTTTTACTTCCTACGTTGTAATAAAATTGTCCCTGCCACTCCGTCGAGTGCTACCCCCAGATGAATCTCTTCACGTTGGGGTTGGGGTCTGTACTTACGATTACAAACGCCACAGGGGGTGTCGGATTTGGGTTCCCTGCTCCGACCTACAAGTTTCTATGTTACCCCCATAGACAGAGTTTATGTGATCCCCACATACAGGGTTTGCTCTCTGCATTCTTTATTATTCCGACTTGAGACGGTTTCCCCTGAACAGGCAATCACTTTTGGTGACGCTTCGGGGAAGTAGCATTACAAATTATTAAAGAGCTTCCTAGTTGTGTATTAAGACTGCTAGGCCAGTCCGTATTATTATAATATATCTATTTGATCGGCTCGTCAACAAGAGTTTCAGAGAAAGTTTGCACATCAAAGTAAGATAGTAGCTCATAGAACTTCTCTTGCGCCATTTCAAGACCAATAACCGCATCGAAATCTTCAGTGTTTCTTATTTCTTCTTCTAGGTATGTCTCTAAATTAATACATACTGCGCGCCACCTCTGTCCGTTAATACAATCCCTCATCGGGACATCTTCCTTGGGTAGGGCAAAGTTAACACTGACATTCATATTAATATTATGAATATACGAATCCGAAATCCAACAAATAGCAAATTTGCGAATGAGATTTTACCTAAATAGGCCCCATTTGCGAATGGGATTTTACTCAAATAGACCCCATTTGCTAACGCCATATTTTGCAAATAGGTTTTTTGGACTGCCCTGTCTCCTGACATCGTGGGAACTAACATTATTTCATACATACTAACTGCATGAATTATATTTCTCCCACTTATATTAGTATAACACTACTTGGGAGCGTTGTCAAGCCCAGTTAAGTTATTGCATATCAAGCACTTACAGCGCCGGGCCCCGCCGGGCGACGTAAGTCGCTGATCTTCAACCACTTAGGGAGGCGGCCCATTTGCCACCCCCCTATGTTAGTTGCCTATGTTAGGCCGTCACCAGTACGGGCTCGACGGCTTCGACCTGTGCCTCTACGACCTGTTGGGCCGCGATACCCGCGAGAGGATCCAGAAGGGCGTGGAGTGCGTCAGAGCGACGAGGGAGCGCCATTGCATTGCCGCGCAGGACATTGGTAAAGGCGTTGTACATCCCCCAGAGGTTACGCTCGGAGCCCCAGACATCATGCTCGGGCTCGTGCCACTGTGAGACAACATCAGCCAGAGCAGTCTTGGACACCGCGCCGCAACGGTACGCCTTGACAATCATGTCGTGAGCGTCCTTGTCGTTGATCGTGCAAGCCTGATAAGCCTCGACACGCTTGGCGTGATTACCCCAAGCAGAGGTGAGCTTGCCGAATGCGCCAGCGAGGAGCATTGGAAGGTCACGAAGGATGAACTTCGTGTGACGGCGGGCGATCTTGATCTCATTGTGAAATGAGAGGTTATCGCAAACGAATGGCGCGGAGCCAGCGTTAATGCCAGCAGGGAAGGACTTGTCGTGCGAGTTACGCAAGCCGATAACAGTGCCAACCGTCTCGGACAGAGAGAAGTTGGGAATGCCGGACACTTGGAACAAGCCGAAGTATCGCTGACCGTCACGCGCAAGAGCATGGCGCTCCTGTACGATTTCAAGCCCAGCAGTGGCAACCGTCTCGCGCAGTCCCTCGATGATACGAGAGTGAGGAATCGGATGCCAAGAATCCGTTGCGTTAGGGGTGATGGAGTTCGCGACTTGCTCCGTAGAAACTTCGTGGCCGCCGCAGTGTAGTGTGAGGTTTAGTGTTTTCATTACCCCCTCATCATCCTATTTTTTGTGCGGTACGGCAAGAGGTATTTTGATTTTTTGTGCGTTTATTTTTCGCACATATTACTTGACAGCTGTAGACCCAGTGTTTATGCGACTCTACGGCATATTCATCTGTGGGGTATAGTGTGCCGCTAGCGCCAGTATTCATGCGCCTCCGACGTTGTATGACAACTCGCCGGGCGGGGCCGGGCGCCGTAAGTCGTTGATTATCAGTCACTTCCGAAAACCGTTTGCCAATCAAACAGGCTGATATTAATTATTTCAATACTTGGCCAGTTTTTGTTAGCAATTTGTCCGGCCTTAGTTAGTGAAGATGCCTTAACTAACTTTGCATAAAAAGCGTTCTCTTTCTTGTAGTAAAATGTAACGATATAATCTTTCATGTTATTTAGTTTTATTTGCGTGAATTACTATGGCCACTAACAAGCATATTAATATAAAGGTCATAACGTATTACAGTTAAGAGTTTACAGGCTGTAAGACAAAGCCCGATGAATCCTTCTTTCCCTTACCCTTAGCAACTAGGCCGACGATCACGCCTTTCGGATCAAGAAAGCGTAAATCGGTGTCATCGCCGTTGACTACTGGCTTTCCAAGGTAGGACGATGGAAGGCTACCAGCAAAAACCGCCGCAATGTTTCCCCCCATGCTTGCCATGAGTTCGACAATGCTCTGATTGTTTTCCTTGCGGGAAAAGGTAAGGTGATAATTTTCGGGAAGCTCGCCACTAAGGAAGGCCGTCATCCTTTTAGGGTTTGGCGTGTAGTCGTAAAAAGTCACTTCGGGGAAAGACTTCATATCAATCAGATTTTCCCATGAAAGATCAGAGAGAACATTTAACCGCACCGCAAGTTTCATGTTTTTCTTCTTTGCGTTCTTAATCGCAAGAGATATTTCCTTCTTTAACTGAGCAAGGAAAGCGTCCTTCTGTTCGATGAAGTAACGAGACTTTTTCAATCGTGCCTCTTGAACATTAGAGAAAACCCCCATACCTGAAGTGTTGAGGCAAGCCGCCGCACAACCTTCGGAAGCGTGGGAACAGAAGTTTTTTCCCGAAAGGTTATATGGAAGGAGAGAGAGGCCAAGCGTGAGCCATCCGAGTTTTTCGCCTTTTTTGATTTTCGTGTTGTTGGGTGATAGGAGTTTCATGATTTTGATTTTGATATTTTTCTGTGATTGTTGCAAGGTTTATTTTTATAATTTATTCATTGTCGCACCAGTCGCTTGACCCTTCCCGAATCAAATGCCCTTCGGGAACACGATCGGTTGCCCATCCCATAAAGTTTTCCCTTGTGATTCCGTTGAAAGTGTCGATTGCCGTTTGTTGTGCATCACTCTTAAACTTGGCAGGGTTCTTTTTATATTGAGCAGATACAGGGGAATCTTGCCATAGGCGGATATTTTCCCATGTAAGACCACGGATGATGTCCTCTGATGTCGTGAGGAAGTACGCAAAGTTTTCTCCGATATAATGAAGAAATCCATCACCAAGGGTTTGCCCATTGCTTACCCATCCTCCCTCGTCGTCAATGTTGCTTGTGACATTTGCCCCAGCAATTCCAAGATTGAAATATCGGTTGAAGGAGAGTTCAATCTGATGACGATTACCAGAAAGGCCAAAGGCTAGGCCGTTGCCATAAGAGGAAATCGCTTCAGTAGCGGCAGGAGTTGCGTTGTGGGTTTGGGTGTTGTTGTTTGTCATAGGTAGAGAATACGGAACCCGATTGAGGAATGCAAAACATTTTTTATCTTTTCCGAAACTTTTTTCGAGCGAAAAGGCTTGACCTGAAATGACCGGCCGTGGGGCCAGTGTTTATGCGGCTCTACGGGTAACTTAATCTACAGCCGGTAACCTACCGCTACAGCTAGTGTTTATGCGTCTCCGACATTGTGTGACAACCCGCCGGGCGGGGCCGGGCGCTGTAAGTAGTTGACAACCAACGCTTTAGAACGATTGGCTATTTTTATACATCTCAGCGATGGATGTTAGGCGACGACTAGACATTAAGTAAGCCTCTTCTAGCCTCTGAAGCGGACGATTTAATCCAGTGTCGTGAATTGTTCCGTTTATGATAGCAAAAGCATGATTATTAGTTGCAACATAGTAGTGACCTGTTGGATTTTCTTTAATGAATCTTTGAATGGTAACGCTTTTGTAACGCTTTTTCTTATATGTTATGCCATACTCTTTTTTGGCATACTTGAGAAGTATTTCTGGATGAAAACCTTTTTTGTCTTTCCTTCCGGCTTCTCTTCCTATCTTGTGGGCATATTGATAGGGAATGCCCGCACTTATGGCAAGGGCACGAATTGTGCAATCCCCCTTTTCTTCTATACCAGACTTTGAACGACCTCCATCCGTTGCGTTTGTTTTTAATTGCATTTTTTTGTGGTGAGCTGGCGGAACTAACGGGACTCGAACCCGTACTCCTCGCCGTGACAGGGCGATGCTTTAACCAATTAAGCTATAGTTCCAGAAGTGTTAGGACATCAGCTCAAACCGATTGATGCGGTCAAGCCTAAAGCGTCGAATGTCATCGACGGCAGGAACATAGCAAGTGATTCCCTCACCTACAGGATGATTAGGACGATCCTCCTTGTAGAAGAACTTACCGAAGGGACGGGAAACCTCGTACTCTTTAGGCTCAAAGCGGTTTGACTCTGCCGAGTAGACAATCTTGTAGGTTTTAGCGAGACCGAGCTTGTAGGCAATCTTGGTGAACAGGAGGTTTAGGTTTAGTTTTTTCATTGTAGTGTTTTGGGTTTTGTTGTTGTTGTTTCTGTATTTTGATTATTAAAGATTTTGTGCGGCGTGTCAATAGGTAATCGGGATATTTTGTGCGGCACGATACGCCGAGATATTGTCTCGTACATCGTTGGAGTACATCTTTACAATGCTGCTACCGATACCAAAAGTGCTGATTGCGCTACGACGCATTTTCCTGCGCTCATTGATGTTCAGCTTCACCGCAAGGCGGATGTTGATGACATTGTTGAAGGAGAGAGTAGCGTTCTTGTTTTTCATGGTTAAAGAATACCATCCTACCCTAAAAAAAACGAGAAAAATCGTTCGGCTAGTGAAACTTTTTTATTTTAAAAGAGTTGACACCTGTAGAGCCAGTGTTTATGCGGGTCTGCGGCATATTCATCTACAGCCCACTGCCAGCCCATACGCCTAGTGTTTATGCGGGTCTACAGTGTAAGACCGACCGACCGGGCGGGGCCCGGCGCTGTAACCCCTTGATTATCAGCGCTTTACATTAATCAACCATTTTAGTGATGAAAACAGGCGTGTATTCCCCAACATAAGCACCGGCGATGTTAAATTCAAAGAATTCCCATGCCTCATCTCTGTCCATTCCCTCGAACATTAGCTTGGTGATCATCTTGTTGGTATCATAAGCAATCACAGAGGGGCGACCAGCTTGAGAGGTAAAACCAATGATGCAATCATCATACCCATCAGCTTTAAGAACATTCTCATCGAGGCACTCTAAGAGATCGTCAAGGTTAAGATTAGAATTCATAATTATCTCCAATATCAAAGCGGTCTTCGTATGCGGCTTCTAGATAGGCATCGGGTTCGCAATCTTGTGGCTCATCCATATCCCTAGGCGTGTGGCCTAGCTCATGCTCTTCTTCGTAGTATTCGGGTTCGTTGGTGTTGTCGGGGTCGGTCATATTATAATTAAAAGATTATTTTGCCAGTGTGTCAAGAGTCTCCTACAAACTTTTTAAACTGATGGAATTCAGTTACTAGATTGGTAATGTCACCAGTAGAGACACAGAACGCATCTGCAAAACTCATTGCACAATCCCGTTCAAACTGAAGCTGGAGAAACTTTTTCATGATTTCCCGCTTTGGTATTCCTTCGGAGTGTTCCTCGAGAGCGTCGAGCATCCGCTCAAAATCCGCTGGAGTGAGGTGTTTCTGAATCATATTATTTAATTCCCATCTTGTTGAGTTTATTCTGAAAGATGCCGTCTTGAATCTTCTGCCAGTTATCCTCTTGAAAGGGAGTCTGAGCGAACGATTCGTCAGTCCAGTGAAAACTAGGGATGCCCCATGAGTTGGTTTCGTAGGTTGCCGCACTATGTTTCACGGCGAGATGCCGCCAGTATAGAGAGGTTGCGAGTGTGTCGATCACGCAGAAGGTGATGGCGACGATTGCGATGATACCGATTTGTTTTGTGGTGTTGTTCATGGTTTTTATTTTTTACTTTTGTTCATTTCATCTTTGAAGTATTTTGCGATTCCTTCGTCCCAATTTTCCGCTACTGATTCACATAGTCTGGACATAAGTTCCTTCAGCCTCTCGACCTCGGCCTCGGATGCGTTAAGTTCTTGCTCAAGTTGTCGGCTCGTCTTCATTAGTTCCAACGGGCGGCGGGTGCGGTACGACATAACCTGTAACTTCGTCCTTCCAATTCGTATTGCTGGTCTCCATCCCTTAGATGATAATACCTCATCCCCCTCTTGGATCGTCTCGTCAGGGCCAAGCTCTCGCCATTGGGGGGCAGGTTCCTCTGGCGCGGTGGCGAGTCTGGCTAGTTCTTCTACAAGATTGCACAATGAGCAGTTATCTTTTTGGCAATCGTAACAGTGTGAGAAAGAGAGTGTTTTCCCGATTTCAATCGCTCGGTTAAGCCGTTCGCTGAACCATGCGACCTCATCTCGGAGTGTGAATGAATGTTTCTTCCAACTTTGGGCCTCATCACGGAGCCTTGCGACCTCGGCCTCTGCTTTCTTTGCTCGTTCAGTCATCTCGCACAAAGCAGATCGGCATTCTTGCCCATGAGGTCGGTAGTATGGTTTGCAGTCTTTTTCTCCGCAGAAACCGCAGGCATCAGTTCGTGGTGTGTCGGTTTTCATTTGTTTAGTAGGTTGCTATAGACTCTACGGAGTCTGATTATCTCATCGTCCTGCTTGTTGATGATGTCATCGTATCGTTCTAATGACTCCCTTAGCCTCTCGACCTCGGCCTCTGCTTCATCCAGCAATTCGATTGCATCGTATGCTGAAACTGTAACTGCGCTGAGTCCGTTGTGTTCATACCTCAGTGGGTTTGTTTTCCTCCACTCGGTTTCATCTACGATTTCATAGACGACTGTCATGTATCGTTTCGGCACGGCATCAGTTCGTGGTGTGTCGGTTTTCATTTGTTTTTTAATGCGACTAGTTTCTGGTACAGGCCATCCATTTTATTGAAATGAATTTCATTCTCGTAGATGCGAGCATACCAAAGTGCGTCTTTTGCAATTTCAATAGCTGTGTCGAGCTTTTGATTAGTTTCATCTATTTCTTTGCTATGGTCTTCGTGCATTATTCCCCCATCTCTCCACATGGAAAGCTCGGCCTCTGCTTCCTCTGGCAAGGTGGCGGTTTCGGCTAGTAGCTTTTCAGCGTATTTCCATTCAGGTTCCAGTTCTCCGTAAGGAGGCGGGGGCAGTATGCTTTTGATAAACGCACGGAGCCTCTCGACCTCGGCCTGTGATGCGGTGAGTTGAATTCGATACTCAGCACAAGCGTCTAAAGCCCTTTCAAAACCAAAAGTTGTAACACATAGCTGTTGATATAGCTCAACAGGATCGGATTGTGCAGTAAGCATAGACTGATTGGATGGCACGGCATCCGTGCGTGGTGTGTCGGTTGTCATCTTATTTAAGGTTTTAGGTATATTCATCAATAACTGATTTCTTATTTAGTTATGGATTGCGTCTGATCTACTACAGGCGGCAACGGGCGGTGGGTGCGGAAGTGTAAGATAAAATATGAGGAATTTTTCCCGATGGCCCAATAATGTACTGGCCTCCATCCTCTATCGTCAGATTTAAACTCATCACCCTCTTGGATCGTCTCGTCAGGGCCAAGCTCTCGCCATTGGGGGCAGGCATCAGTCTGTAGTGTGTCGGTTGTCATAAAGTAATTAAAAAGGATTTTTATTATTGTGTCAAGCCCAACTCCAAGCGTTAGGGTTGCCATGTTCGGCAACAACGGCTTCAAGCTCGTTGCACCAGTCGAGCCATTGCTCGTACTCTGCCGCATTAGCGGCGAGATCATCAGCGGCCATTTCTTTCGGGTCGATTAGTGTGTCGTTCATGAGTACAGAATACCAAAAAGATGCCGGTATGCAATAATTATTTATAATAAAATTTCGACCGGATGGGAGAAAACGCTTGACAATATATGGTGCGAGATTGTATGACACGGTAAGCATTTGTAAGACAGCGCGAGCCGGGCGGGCCCCGGCGGCGTAAGTCGTTGATTTAGAGGGTGTTACGACTATTGGTCTTGGTGTCGATGTTTAGCTTTTCGTTTGTAACGCTTTTTTGAATCAATTAACTTCTGGCTAGGGGCAAAGTGATGCCGCTGCTTAATATCTTTTAATTGAATTATAAATCGTTTGCTTTTCATGGTGTTATGAGTTGAGTTCCCTGTAAGCGGAGATGTTAGACCGAAGCTCCTTAGTCCAGAAGTCAACTGAGGATTTAAATGTAGGAATTTTTTGCACATTTCTGCGATTTATCCATTGTTTAGTGATGATAGTCCTAAGGGCTACCGAGGCTTGAAATTTGGCGTTCCAACTGAGTTCTTTTTGTTTATTTTTCATGATGTTAGTAATGGGGTTAGTGGTGATGTTAATTGTTAAAGATTAGTAACGCTCAGAGAGAGGTTTACTGAACTTAACTTCGGCCATGTTGTAGACCTTGGTTCCCGACCAGTTCGGGTTGTTGTAGCACTCACGAAATGCCGCACGAGTCTCTTCAAAACGCTCGCTCATCTCACGAAGGGTGAACCAGCGACCAGCGGTGAACCAGTTGTAGGACTTGCGATCACCGAAGAAGTCAACCTCGCTTCCGAGTGAAGTGTGGATCTTCAACTCATACTCGCCCGAATCGTTCGTGCGAGTGTCGCTGATAAGTTCGTAAACTCCAGCGGCTCCCCAGTTAATGCAGAGAGCCAGCCCAATGTTCGGGGTGAAGCTAGGGGTGAAAGTGTCGGTAAGGGTATTGTTATTATTCATAGTAGTAGTATATAGGGTTAAGGTTGATTGTAAAGAATGAAAATTACTTTGTTGTAACTTTTTTCTGTGCTTGTTTCCAAGCATTCCAGCGAGATTTGCGAGAAGCCCATTTATTAGCCTCTCTGTTAAAACGAGCGATCTCCCACTCTTGGGAGGTTTGATTTGTGTTATTTTTCATGCTGTAAGCATATCACGATCACCCGAAAAACGCTACGAAAATCGTGCGGCTATGCGTAGGTAGCGGCGACACATCCTGTCGTCGTGTACTAAAAGCGTTAACATCAATCCGCAGCCTATACCCTACCGCTAGAGCCAGTGTTTATGCGGGTCTACAGTGTAAGACCGACCGACCGGGCGGGGCCCGGCGGCGTAAGTAGTTCAGTATCAGCAACTTATGCCGTTTACTCTTTTACTGCTACTAACATACCATGTATACCATTACGATTTGCTTCTAGAATTGTCTCTACATTATCATCAATGTGTAGCACACTATCTAACACCTGTAAATGTGGAAGTTTTGGCTCACCTTTTGTTGCGATCATTCCAGTGATAGGAAGGTTGTGATCTACTACGAACTGCTGAACCTCATGCATATGATCCCAACTACGGAAACTCACAATCCAGATGTCGTACCCATGCTTTGACTTATCAAAGACAATTTCAAAGATTTCCTGTATAGGGGTTAGCGTTCCATGATCAAGATGTTCAATGCCATTCCAGACCTCATGAGTTTTTGCTAGGGTTTCATCGAAGTCAACTGTGATTACTTTATTTTTCATATTCTTTCTTTCTGTTATTATTTTAGTGTCTATAGGGATCAGCCGCAAGGTTTTTCTTTGCGATCTCTGCAGCAATCTTGTTCAGTCTCATCACCTTCTCCATAAAGGGATCTGCTTTGATTGTTTGGCTTTTCTTATCTTTCATGTATTCATACTACCTAGGATCTGAGATTTTTACAAGAACTATTTTTGCTTTCGGTAAAGTTTTTTTTGTAAAAAATGCTTGACACCGGGCGGGGCCGGGCTCTGTAAGTGGTTGACTATCAGGGGTTTACCACTCTCCCTGATCTCCTTCTATATACTCGTTGGAGAAATCGTCGCCCCCGTAAAGGTCTACAGGGTCTGCGTCTGTAGGACAAGAACATTCATCAGCCTCGTTCATACGAGCCTCATACTCGGCCATTTCGCGAGCGTGAAGGGCATCCTCACGAGCCGCAAGCTCGGCATCAGTAAGGGTTTCGGAAGGGGCGAGGGTGTTCGTGTTTGTCATGAGTACAGAATAGCATGGAGCCACCAGAACGCAACAAAAACTTTCGTACTATTAAAAATTCTTTTTTATTTTGTGCTTGACTATTCGCTTGTCTTACAGTATACTTGCCCGGCGGGGCCCGGCGCTGTAAGTCACTCAGTATCAGCGACTTATACTAATCCATTGCTTGCCGATGTTTAGCCTTGCGTTTATAGGCTTTTTTCGAGCCTATTAACTTCTGGGCAGGGGCAAAGTGATGGCGTGGCCTAATGTCTTTTAATTGGATTATAAATCGTTTTGTTTTCATGTTGTTAATCTTGGGGGCAATTTTCCCAGTACCAGTCATCGTAAGCGAGCTTCCATTCCTCCTCAAAGGCGGTCATCTGTGCGCCCGTGTAGGCAAAAGCCCTAGCGAGTTGACGCTTGATGAGTCCCAAGTCGTATTCCTCAAAGCTCCTCTGGATGAGGGTTGAGAGTTCGCGGTCGTTGACTGCACGAAGCATGAGTTCCGAAGCGGTGTTGTGGGTGATGTCAATTTTCATGATTTGATTATGGGTTAGAGGTGAAGGTTTGGCAAGATTTATTTTTGGGTTTTCTTGGGAACCCAGAATCCTTTGTCGTACAATCGACCCTTGATCTCTGAGAGCTTCTTGAGTTCAATCTTACGGAGTTCGATGATTCTTTGTCTTGTGCTGTTCTTATCTTTCATGGTTAAAAGATAGCATGGCACACCTAAAAAAACAACAAAAAAATTCGTGTGTGATAAACTTTTTATTGAGAAAAAGCTTGACAAACCGCTTGTCTTACAGTACCATACCGGGCGGGGCCCGGCTGCGTAAGTCGTTGATAATGAGGGACTTATGCTATAAGCTCTCTGATTATTCCTAACATATAGAAACGCCAATTTTTAGGACGATGAATCATGCAATTAACATGAAGGAAGATTCTTTGAACGCTCATGATGTTAAGTGGTTAATTTTATGGTTCAATTCTAGTGGATTCATAAAACTCGGAGACCGCAAGCGTGGACTGCTTCCTGCTAGCCTCAAAATCATCGGAAGACATTTCAGAAGGGGAGAGAGAGTTTAAAAGCTCATTGTTAATCATTCCACAGGTGACAAGTCTTGGATTCCCACTCCTTGCGTTGATTGCACTTGTGAGGCCTTCGCCATCGTAACGGATGACTCCATATTGTGAATTATAGATACCGCCAACTCTAAGGGAGTTCAATGCTGCGAGCTGTTTTTCGTTGATGTATTTTGTGTTCATATTCTTTTCTTTCGTTCTTTCGTTCTTTTATTCTTTTACGATTCTACCCTCTATTACTGGCATTGTAAAGATTTTATTTTCATTATTTTTAATGGCTTCCGAAATGTCATTCTGAATCTTTTCCACGATCCTAGTATGTTCTAAGAGGTTTTCAGAGAATCGTAGGATCTGAGCCTTTAGGGGATTTTCTTTTGTCTTTCTTTTCATAGGTCTATTCTTTCAGATTGTGGGATTATTGCAAGATTTATTTTTGAGTTTTTAAAACATTTGTTCGTGTGCCAACTCATTGACCAAGCAACCATTTTCTTCTGTGAGTTGTTCTAACTCCTCATCATCGAGTGCTGTGCCATTATTCATCCAAACCGCCTCACTGATAAAAGCATCACAGAAATCTGGATAATCTTGACGATCTACGCCTTCGATATTGATTGAGTGAAGATCGACTTCCCGACCATTGAGAGTGAGAGTGACTTGCTGTGTGTTATTCATATTGTTCATGATTAAAGAATACCAAGATCACCCAAAAAGACGAGGAAAATCTTTCGATTGTATGAACTTTTTTATTATGAAAAGGCTTGACCTGTAAGCCTGTATCTGTATTGCGTACCTTCATCTACGGGTAGCAGGGTAGCTGTAGAGGCCCATTCTATGCGGGTCTACACTGTAAGACATGCTGACCGGGCGGGACCCGGCGCTGTAAGTCATTGATGTGTAGTTACTTACGCCGATCTTGTTGTGCTTGCCATACACGCATATAGATGTTATATACGCGCCTTTCGTACTCTGGATACATACCTAACTTAACGCCTCGCCTACGTAACGTATCAGAGATGTGACGCTTGAACTGTATCTGTTGGACAATGGTCATACAAGGTAGGGTTAGCGACGATGATGGCTAGTGCCAGCATAGCTACCTGATGTGCCATGCTTGCCGTGTCCTGACATAGAGTTACGCGGCCAGCTAGCATTAGAGCTAGGAGCTAGCATAGACAGGATGAGTACTAGTATAGTATAGGTGATGTAGTGTCGCATATCGTGTTATCGGTTATGATGTATTACTATGGCAACAAGGAAGGCGATAAGTATTAGCTCCATTAGTGGTTACAGATCTGGTCAGCGTAGTAAAGGATGCCAACGATGGGGAGAAGGGCAATGAGAGAGAGGATAGTGATAAAGATTTTTTGTTTCATTGTGTTACTTGGTAAAGGTTTCGATTGCTAGGGTGATAGTACCAACTGCAAAGAGCATGACAAGCCCGAAAGCAAGGAATGAAGTGATAATGATTAGAGATTCAATGTGGTGTTTCATGTGGTGTTATGTTGTTGACTAGCGTGAGGAGAGTTCGTGCTTGATATCCAGCACTAGTAGGGAGGCAGAGTAGTAGAGACGCATTGCAAGATGATTACCGCTACGCTCTGATCTGATAGAGAGCTTGATGAGGTATGTATAGAGATCAATGAGGTGTTTGTTCATGGGTAGAGTATCGGTGATTATTGTAAGTATGTAAAGAATTTATTTCAATGTGCATAGGGATCAGCGGCCAGATTCGCCTTGGCTACTAGAGCGGCCTCATGGTTAAGAGCCATCACTCGTGCCATAAAGGCATCGTACCCAAGCATCAGATAGATGCTCTCTATCTCTGCGTTAACCGTCTTGCTGTTCTTATCTTTCATGGCTTCATCATAGGGAGATTAACAAAGAAACACAACAATTATTTTATTTTTATTTCGTGACCGGCATCGAGTGTCAAGTTTCGACATAGTATGTCAGTGCAAGACATTTGTCATACATCATTATCCCCCCCTCTTTTTGAAAAAAAGCTTGACCTTTTCACCCGGAAGCGGTCGGGTGGGTCCAACTTCCTTCTCCCCTACTAAAATAACTACCTTATTCAGAAATCTTCGCCGCCACGAACCTATTTACGTGCGAATGTCGGCTAAGCCACTGACTGAACCGCTTTAACCATAAAAAAATACACAAATCAGTGCCCCCACCGCTGCCTCGCCTAACCCGGCGCGCGCATTGTACTCGTACAAGCACACAACAATGATAAATAAAACATTTCTAAATAGACTGTCGCGGAATATTCGATAAAATCCGCACTAGTAAATACAAACATATATATAAATATATAAATATATAAATAACCCCCGCCTATTATAAAAAAACAGTATACAAACAGTATATTAAAGTATGAAACAAATTCAAAATGCCGGGCCGCCAGTTTCTAGAGATGAGAAATAATCACATGACATGTATCTCCAGTCAGTGTAATTGTATTTGTAATAACAAACTAAATGGTAGCCCTAAAGTTATCCAAGATAGTGGAAATGTACCTTACGCGCGGCATAAGGTGCTTTTTCCAATTTATCACCAAATATTAACCGTCGATACGAAAAAATGCGAGCACTTTTTGCCAAAGTGATAACTTCGGCACTGATGCTGTCAGTTTCTTTGTGGAATTGGTCCTATTGGTCCTATTGGTCCTATTGGTCTTGTTTACGCCACATTTTCCACCGCAGCACTTTCCCCCTTTACGGCTCTGGAAATTAATTGCTGTGTCTTTTGTTTTTGCTGTTTTATTCATATAGTATTATATATAATTTATTTAATATATTAAAAATTAATTATTGATCCGTATTTTCCCTGTTCTCCCGCTCTAACTCGCGTACCGAGCTAACAATAAAGTCTAACTCTTCGGTTATCTCTGGGGTTTTAGGATATTTCTCTTGTTTGGCCAATATAAGAAACTTGTTTTTTAATGTACGTATTACAAAGTCCTCCGCCTGGCGCTCTTCACTTGTTTTCAAATTACAATGTTTCCAGTTGTACTTTCTGGCCATTAATAACCTGCCTAGCCCAGAACATGTCTGTGCCGCTATAGATCTTATATCTACAAGTATTGGTTTCAGCATCAATAATCTGCACAATCTTTCCAAAACGCCAGTTGCGCACGTCGCGTTGCAAGAATTCAACATTTTCATGTAATTTAAAATTATTGTATTTTGTTTTCATAATTATATTATCTTTCTGGGTAATATTGTAATCCATTTTAAAAGAATGTGACTTAAACTAATAAATACAGTGGGGGTAAATTATTCAGTAATCGTGTAATATTAAACAGGATGCCATCAATTTCAATCAATAGCGGCCAATATATAACAAATCTAAGAATATCAATTACTCCAACTGGTAATGGCGGGACTTTGGACGTATCACCCTTCAGGAACCTTGCGAGTCTTAATGCTGTCGCGTGTGGTTTGAAGTCACTAATTGGAGTTAGTGCTAATACCGGATTGACTCAGTTCGATTGTAACACTAACCTAATAACCGCATTGCCTTCTCTTAGCGGTAATGCGCTTCTTTCTGCTTTAAATTGTGGCAAAAACCAATTAACCACACTTCCTTCTCTTAGTGCGAATACCGGACTGACTTATTTAAATTGTCCCATTAACCTAATAACCACACTTCCTTCTCTCAGCAATAATGCCCAGCTGAATTTTTTTAATTGTAGTTATAACAAAATAACCACACTTCCTTCTCTTAGTAATAATGCCCAGCTGAATCATTTTAATTGTAGTTCCAACCTAATAACCGCAATGCCTTCTCTTAGCGCCAATACCGGATTGGTTTATTTAAATTGTCTCGGTAACCTAATAACAGGCACAGTCTCTCTTGATACCAATACCGCACTGACCGGTTTTGATTGTAGTTCCAACCAAATAGCCTCAATTCCTTCTCTTAGTAATAATGCTCAGTTGATTTTTTGCGATTGTGCCAGAAACAAATTAACTGAGATGCCCTCTCTTACTGGTAGTACCTCATTGTTTAATTTTAATTGTAGCAGTAACCTAATAACAGGTGTAATCCCTTCTCTTAGCGGCAGCGGCAATAAGCGTCTTTCTGTTTTTGTTTGCGCTACCAACAAAATATCAGGCACAATCCCATCTCTTAGTCCCAATACTGGATTGACCTATTTTGATTGTTCCGCTAACAAAATAATAGGTTTTGATGGAGGATCAGTATCTAGTACTTTAGGAACCTTTTACGCTCAAAATAATCTTTTACCCAGTTCTGGCGTGAACGCAATCCTAGCCGCATTTGTTGCGGCAAATCGTACGGCGGGTACGAGGATCTTATCTCTTGGCGGAACAAACTCCGCACCCACCGGCCAAGGATTAACAGATAAGGCAACCTTATCCGCAAGAGGATGGACTATAACTACTAGTTAAAACAATTTTTATTCTTTAAAATATGATTAATATAATTCAGCAACCTAGTAACACCCCAACAGACGACAATATTTGGTGGCTCATTTATGATTCAGATACAAATTCAATTACTATTGGACCCTTGCAGTGTTCCGGATATACCTCTTCGCCCATAACAATGGTCACGGCAGATACATTAGAAGAGTTAAATTCTTATATTACTGAAAATAATTTAGTAGCACCCATGGGGCAAGAGTACGTTTCATCTGATTTGACTGTTTAATATAAAATGCAGGCCGCCCCTACTAAGACCTGCGGCTTGTGCAAGAAACAGTTGGATTTATTTTGTTTTAATATTAATAGAAAATCAAGCGATGGGCTGCATGCGTGGTGCAAACTCTGCTGTAGGGCGGCAGAAAGGGCAAGGTACCAAATAATAAAGAAAGATCGCATTAATGAGGTGCGCGAGTGGCAGAAGAATAATTTAAATAAAGTTAGTGAGTATAAAAAAAATTGGCGAGCCAAACGTGAGTCCAGCCCGCCAACTGAAGGTTAAATATAAAAAATTACTTAACCGTCTGTACCTTTATTTTTTTGCTCTTTGCGGCGGCGAGTTTTGAAATAGAGATATATAGTACTCCATGATCTAGTTTTGCGTCGATTGTTTCAATGTCCGCATTCTTGGGCAGATTAATACTATTATAATATTTGAGACTGTCCTGCTCTGCCTTGATATGCAATAAGCCGTTCTCTGTATTAATATCTAGACTAGAGACCTTGAATCTCGGTAATTCTGTCTCATATTGAAACTTATCTCCATCCTCCTTCCAAGGATTAAGCCGCTCTAGGCTGAACTGTGGGCTCGAAATAGCATCGAACTGTTCTAGTAGGCCCGGCCATTTGCTTGCCCATAAGTCAATCGGCCAAAACGCGTCAAGATGTGTCTTGCCAACATTATAATTCTTACCTGTATAGTTTGGAGGCGAGGTTAAATCTAGATAGCAAGCCGCGCTACTCTTCTTGGGGATTAGTGAGATGTTCATTAAAGAACTTAGTGTATTTGATGTATTCATAATTGTTACAGTTAGATAAGACACAAATTTTATTGAAATGTTCAAAAAAAATTCATATTATATCAAGTGAAAGAATACGAATACCTAATAGTATCTGATATACATATGACTAGTCTGGTTTGCCAGCACGATAAGCTAGAGCATGTAATAAAAAATGTAAAATCTAAAAATCTTATATTAAATGGGGACGTAATAGATGTTAATCATACTAAAAAATTAACAAAAAAAGATTGGAATATTCTATCTCTCTTCAGAAAACAAACTAAAGAAAGGAACTGCTATTGGAACACTGGTAACCATGATGCGGATGTTAGTAAATTACTGGCAGATTTTCTTGGGTATACCCACGGATATGAGGTTACATGTAATGTGAATGATAATAATTTTATTATAACACATGGAGACCAATTTGATAGCTTTATTGGTGATCATCCACTTATTACAAATATCGCTAGTGGTCTTTATTACTGGCTTCAAGCAATAGATCCAAAACAACAGAGGATCCCTAGATTTTTAAAAAAGAGATCGAAGAATTGGATACATGCAACAAAGAGAGTAAAGAATAATGCCATTAAGTGGGCAAGAAACCAGAATGTTAAAAATATTATTTGTTCTCATGTTCATCATGCAGAAATTGATACTATAGATGGTATTACATATGCAAATACTGGGTGCTTTACTTATGCGGAGTGTTATTACATTACTATAGATAAATTAGGTAGAATAGAGACACATAGGGTGTAAGTATACTCATAGTGAAATACACTATAGTTCAAAGCAGGTGCAGAGTGCAGGTAACCAAGTTTGTTGCCAATGGATTTTTATCCTCTTCACCAAAAACTTTCCTATTGGGAAACTAATTTTTTAATTTTATGAGTCACAAGAAAAAAACTCCAACCAAAGCAACTCCAACAAAAGACACCTCTCCATATGTTGATAAGAAACGTACTAAGACTACTATTCAGTTAACATTAAGAGAGCTGCCTTGGACAGATAAACAAAAAAAGTTCTTCGAGCTAGCACTTGATAAAAATACCAAAGTAATGATAGTTAAGGGAGTGGCGGGAACAGCTAAAACTCTCCTTGCCGTATATTGCGCTCTTAAGAAAATAAATGAAAAGAAATCTGCTGAAATTTACTATAGTAGAGTTCCAGTGGAAAGCTCAATTCATGGTATCGGCTATATCAAGGGAACAACCGATGAAAAGATGTCTCCGTATATACAGCCTTTGGTTGATAAGCTTCACGAGCTACTGCCAGAGCCTCAGGTTAGGGCTCTAATGGCCGATGATCGCATTAAAGGGTTACCCCTAGGTTTTCTTCGCGGACTGAATATTTCAAACGCTTCTTTTATCATGGATGAGGCCCAAAACTGTAGAGTGGAAGATTTCTTGCTAGTAATGAGCCGTATGGCTAATTTCTCCAATCTATTTATTATTGGTGACGAACAACAGTCAGATATTAAGCAGAGTGGGTTTAATCGTGTATATAATTCTTTTAATACCGAGCAAGCAAAGGATAATGGCATTCATACTTTTGAATTTACTAAGGAGGATATCGTAAGATCTGAGATCTTATCCTATATCATTGAGACGTTTGAAAATATGAGACTTAAGGTCGTGAATTAGCAAATATATCATATACTGCTTCTGGTGCCTCGAGATATTTAAGGTAAGACCTATGAATCTTCTCGGGGCACATCTCTTCACAATTCTTCACTTCTGATCCCGTCTTGGGCCAAAAGTGGTCCGTGTACAGAAAACCATATTTATATAGTACAGCATTGGCTTCCTGTATATACTCAGTTGCATCAAACAATTGATGGGTTTTTATTAAATTAACTACCCTTCTCTCACAGTCTGCCTCAAGTCTTAGTAATAATAAGATTTCTTTCTTATACTTTTTAGGAGACTTAATGATATCTTCTATATTAAAGTTTGACTCCTCGAAGTCTTTCCAAATCTTACTCTGTTCTTTCCACTGTAAGAAGTGACAATATTCATGGATTAATACTCCAAACCATCTTTCTGTAGATTTATTACCTACGGCTACCTTGATAACGGGATTATCTTTAAAATTAAATTCAAACATTCCGTAGCATCTGTCATTACCGCCACAATACTCTCCTTTAAATAATAATATTTTACCATCGTATGCCTTTAAGTCTTTTTTAATTATGCTATAAAGTTTAGTGTTTTTCACTGATTGCATACTAGTACTAATTACACTACGGGATATATATAACGTTATGCTAAAGAGAAATTGGAATTTTCTGTGTAATTAACTAATAATAAGTGTATCTAAAAAAATTATGAAACATTTCTGCTCAATATGTGGTAAGCCCACTATATACGCCCTAACACCCCCAAAGTTCTGCTCGCAGTGTGGGGAGGATTTTAGCGTGGTTACTAAACAAAAGGATAAGTCTGTACATGATCAGGCTCTAGAGAAGGCCAAGGATAAGTACGAAGTTAATACTCCAAAATTTGTTCCCCAGCCAAAACCTGAGCCAAAGAATTATCCAAATCCGGCTCGTGCCTCGTTTAAATTAATTAACGAGGGTCATACTGAGGTATATAGTGACGATGAGGAGTATGATGCTGATGGCGCGAATATCACAAATGAAAATGATGATGACCATTATATTGATACCAGCAAGTTTCACAGGATAAAACCAAAATTTAAAATACAATCATTTGGTAGTAATTCGGAATCTTTTGAGAGTCTACTAACTCAAGGCCATGCTAGTAACTATAAATCTGCAGACCCTAGGGAAAGTAATGAACTTCGTGGCCAAGCCTCGCAGTCAAACCTTACCCCAGACTCTATTCTTGAAGAATTTAAGAGAGAAGCCGGAAGCCTTCGTAGCCAGCAGGACTAAACTGTGTGACAATACAATCAAGGCCTAGTTTTGAGCAGTCTATTGATATTATAGATGAAGAAATAATTAAACGTAAATCCAGATGGCATTTAACGGCTATTTCATGGATGGATTTTCAGGACGTATCTCAACGATTACGTATACATATTTTTAACAAATGGGATAAATGGGATAATGTGCGACCATTAAGACCTTGGCTAAATCAAGTTATTAATCACCAGATTACCAACATGCTTAGAAACCACTATTCTAATTTTTCTAGACCCTGTTTGAAATGCAAATTCAATACTGGTGAATATGGATGTTCCGTATATGGAACTCAAAATGGCGGATGTCGTGACTATGCAAAATGGGAAAAAACAAAAAAATCAGCGTATGATATAAAGTTCCCAGTAAGCATGAACAGCCCTAACTCTCAAAATCCCGAGACCACTTTGGAGTCGGTACTACAGTCAAAAGAAACAACGATTGATATTGAGCATATCATACCCATCTTTAATGACGTAATGAAAAAGAACCTATCTACAATAGAGTGGAAGGTTTATGAGTATATGTTCCTGTGCAATCTTGAGGAGGCAGAGATAGCAAAGAAAATGGGATATAAACTTAGCTACAAGGATGGGCGTCCGGCCTACCGACAGATAAGTAAAATTAAATCTAAAATTTTACAGAAAGCGAGAGTATTGGTCAAGGAGATACTATGACAAAAGAAATAGAAAAAGTCGAAGCTATTCTATACGATGAACAGCAGCAAAGAATACGTGATTATTTAATTATTAATCCGGACGCGACTTTGACTGAAATAACTTCTTATGCATATAACGATGAGAAGATAGATAGTAGGAGTAAGGAGGGGCGTTTGGTCAAGCAGTTCCTCTTGGATAATAAGATTGAATATAGAAATAAAAGCGTAACCCAAAGAGAGAGAGTTATTTTAACTGAAGAGCAAAGGGAATTTGTTAAGAATAATTACAAAGAACAGAACTATGTTGATTTGGCCAAGGCATTATTTAATAATGATAGATTAACGCATGTAACCTTAGAATGTCGCGAGGTCAATGCTTATGTGCAAGAGTTGCAAAAGAATGATCCGGATTCCCCGAAGGAATTACTAGATAATACCATGTATGTACCTTCAGATAGGGGTGCGGACTCAACTTCAGGGGCGTATTTTCCACCAAGGAGAACAGATCAGACAGTGTTCAGAATAAACAAATATCTAAACATAGGGTGGTCTGCGGATACATTAAAAGCTTCCCAACAGAAGATGGTTGACATGCTGCAAAGATATTTAAATACTTTTAGTTTTTGTTATCAGATTAATACTTATAAAACAAATAATGATAGACAGTTATTTGAAGATTCTTTTATACGATACATGTATGATAAACCAGATCTTAGTCAAGAGGAATTAGACCAGTTTATTGTTTTATGTACCGAGGTAGTCACTGCGGCTACTATCCTTCAGCAGGTTGAAGATCTTCGTGATATGTTGCGTAATAGCACTAGTGACGGTGAAGGCAGGAATATTAAAATGCAACTTAACGAAGCCATTAGTAATCTACAAACAGAGTATAATCAGTGCCGCGCGAGACAGCAAAAGCTTTATAAATCACTTGTCGATGACCGCTCAAAAAGAATAGCCCAAAGACAGGACGAGAATGCAAGCATATTAAATTTAGTTCAAGCATGGAAAGATGAGGATCGAAGGAAGGGTATTATTGCGCTCGCTGAGGCACAGAAGAAAAATCTTCATGAAGAAGCTAGAAAACTATCTTCTATGGACGAATTAAAAGCAGTTATTCGTGGTATTAATATAGATGAGATGGTTCATGGCTAAAATATATGAATGAGTACGATAAATATCTAAAATGCAAAGTATGCGGGACGCAATTCAACTCTCAGAGTCAAATTTTAAGTCATATAAAATCACACCAACAAGTTGCTGATAAATACTTTGTAGCAAATTTTGATAAAAAAGATTTACATACCAAGGCGCTGATTAAATATAAATCAATTGAACAGTATTTTCTTACTGACTTTATTGACAAGAGAAATATGAAATTATGGCTACAGTCTGTCGATAAGCAGACTGCCTGTGAGTATTTAAAAAACAAACTTAAACAATATTGCTGGATAAAGCAATTGGCCAAAGCGCCTAGTCAGTCAGAACTAAAAACAATATCTTGTTTACCCAAGGCAGATACGTTTGAGTACTGCTGTGGGGAAGTGTTTGATAAAATATGCCAGTCTATTGGTTTAAAAAGTCATTTTAATTATAATATTAAACATACTCAAAATGATTTTATTAAATATAACGATACAGATATAGTTATTGATACTAGGGAACAGTTACCCCTAAAGTTCGCGGGATTGAATATTATATCATCCAAATTAGACTGTGGAGACTATGCTAAATCTATAGATAGTAAGGTTGTCGTGGAAAGAAAGAGCCTAAGTGACTTTTACTCTACCCTGAGCAATGGTTTTGACCGTTTTAAGAGAGAAATACAAAGAGCTGCAGAAGATGGTGTTTATATTGTAGTATTAACTGAGTGTCAGTTAAAAACGGCACTATATGCAAAAAGAAAATTTGGTTTGTGCTCGGGGGAGTATATAATGCATCACATGAGACAATTGTGCAGGGAGTTTGATAATATACAATTTGTATTTGCCGATGGTAAGGCAGAATCCGCAAAGAAAACTTTATTTATCTTGGAGATGGCGGACAAGGTAAGGACAATAGATTTAGAATACTGGTTTGAACAGGAGGGCTTCTCGTGGCTTTAATAACTGGCACCCAGAATAGTAGGGCTATTATAGACATGAACAAGGAACTCCTTGATCTCAAAGGGGAGCTTTCCGATGTAGAGGCGAGGGTAACTCTGGCTAAATTTTTAAGACATAACTTAGGATTCGCAACAGAGCTAGGACTAGGGATAACGTTAGAGTCATACCAAGAATTGACTATTAAATCATTTTTTAATCGTAATTATTGTATGTTAGTATGGGGTCGCGGTTGTGCTAAAAGCTTTTGTGCGGCGATTTATTGTATATTGAAATGTATATTTGAGCCGGGTACAAAAATACTAATAGCTTCTATTAACTTTCGTACTGCCAGAAGAATGTTTAATGAAATTGAAAAGTTTTTAGCCAGTCCTGAAGCGGGATTATTTAGACAATGTTTCGGTGACAAGATGAAGCGTAATGATCAGTATGAGTGGCTAATTAACGGTGGAAGTATTACGGCGATTCCATTAACGGGGGAAAAAATTCGTGGTATCCGTGCTAACGTACTGATTCTTGACGAGTTTTTATTATTACCTCCAGATATTATTGATAACGTACTAATGCCTTTCTTGAGTTCCCCAAGAGATGTGGGAGACCGTATTAGAACAAGAAAACTAGAGGAAGAATTGATTAGCAAGGGAATGTTACATCCGGACAATAGACAGATATTTGAGAATACTTCACAGATGTTAGCACTAAGTTCTGCAAGTTATACATTTGAACATCTATTTCAGGTTCACCAACAGTGGGCACATCTTATAGAGCATCCAGAAGATCAGGAGTCTAAAGAAGGGGAACTGCCCGGCACCTACTTCATATCACAGTTGGGATATGAGGCATTACCTAATCACATGGTAGATCAGGCGGCAATCCAGTTAGCTAAAAACGGCGGTAGCTCGCATAACTCCTTTCTTCGAGAGTATGCGGCTAGATTTATTGATGGTGGCGATAGTTATTTCTCGCCAAAGAAAATGCACCTGTGTACGATCCCAGATGGAGAATACCCTACCACGAAAATAGTGGGAGAAGAAGGGAAGAAATATGTTCTCGCAGTTGATCCTAACTTCTCATCGTCCCGTAGTGCCGATTATTTTGCAATGAGCCTAATTGAGCTTGACGAGGAAAAGAGACAGGGAATATTAGTGCATGGTTATCAGGTTGCTGGGTCTTCGTTACAGGATCATATTAAGTATATGTATTATTTATTCAAGAATTTCAATATAGTATTTATGGTAATTGATCATGCCGGTGCGGATACGTTTATGGACGCCGTAAATCACTCGGAATTTTTCAAGGGAATGAATAAGAAAATTGGTTTTATTGATTTTGATTCAGATAAGGAAAATGAGGACTATATGAATATGGTGAAGGATTGCGCTAAGCAATATAATACAGACTTGGGTACTATATGTATTAAACAGTACTTTACTTCGGCATTCCTTGGTAGGGCTAACTCTTATTTACAAACCTGTATTGATCATAAAAAAATTTGGTTTGCATCTAGAGCAAGTAATCATCCGGACATTTTAGAGAATATGTTTACCATGAATCTGCCTATGGACTGTGTATACCCTAAGGGTATTGGGGACAAGGCGGATAATGAATATGAAACAAAAAAACTTACAGTTCGTGATTTTATAGAGCAACAGGATTTTATTATTAAAGATACTAAGGACCAGTGTGCAAATGTTGAAGTTACTAGCACATCTAGAGGAACGCAAAGCTTTGATCTACCTTCCCATCTAAGAAAGTCCACTAGCGTTAACAGGGCAAGAAAAGATAATTATACAACTCTAATGTTAGGAAATTGGGGTGTAAAGTGTTATTTTGATATAATGGCACCAGATAATTTCAAGAAAAAACATGCAGAATTTGTTGCAGTGTTGATTTAAAACAGATTTAAGTGTAATTAAGATTTATAATACTGTATGAGAAAAAAAGGCAAAATTACGGAGGATTCGGGAATGAAGGAGGTTAGCGCCTCCGCAAAGAAGAAAAATACTTCCTTTGTTGCTCCTAGCCTGATTTCAGGTGCTGTGAAGCTTGACTCGCCGTCAGAGATAGTTGCAGATGCTGGCGGCATGGGTGGCGGCGCCAGTTACTCTGATGATACCGTATTAGATTATGGCGGTTATGGGGAGTCCACTCGCAGGAATCGTGCAGCTACTATTACCCGTGCGGAAAGATACTCAAATATTGAGGGCGGTGTAGTTCCATTTATTTACAGCGCTTCTCGCGGCAAATATACATCAAATATCTCTATAAGAGATGCGATTATTCTATGTCAAAAGTGTTATTACAATTTCTCTGTATTCCGTAATACTATTGATCTAATGACCGAGTTTAGTTGTTCGCAAATTTATTTTACAGGTGGAAACGCACAGTCGAGAAAGTTTTTTGAGGCATGGGCCAATAGAGTTAACCTTTGGAGACTGCAGGACGAGTTCTATCGTGAGTATTATCGTAGTGGAAATGTTTTTCTGTATAAATTAAATGCTATATTTAATAAAGAGGATATGGCGGCAATTACTGACGTACTTACTGCTGGCAAGGAAAAGGAAGTTCCAATTAGGTATATAATACTTAACCCTGCAGATATTCAATCAATAGGATCGGCATCATTTATATCTCCTAGATATGTTAAAGTTCTTAACGACTTTGAAATGCAGGTTTTAACGAACCCAAAAACAGCCGAGGAGAAGGATTTGGCAAAAAGAATCCAAGAATTTGGACAGCTACAGGAAACCGTAAAAACTGCCCAGTCTCAAACATATTTGGTTTTCTATTTGGATCCGGATCGTGTAAAGGCTATCTTTTATAAAAAGCAACCATATGAGCCGTTTGGTGTGCCAATGGGTTTTCCGGTACTTCAAGATATCAACTGGAAACAAGAATTAAAGAATATTGATATGGCAATAAGCCGTACGGTTCAGCAGGCTATTCTACTAGTTACCATGGGTAATGATGAGGTGGGAATGCCCACTGCAAAGCAAATAGGTGCTTTAAAGAATATTTTCATGAACGAGAGTATTGGTCGTATCTTAGTTACTGACTATACCACGCAAGCAAAGTTTGTTATTCCAGAAATTGATAAAATTTTAGATCCTAAAAAGTACAAAATTGTTAATGAGGACATCAAAAATGGTTTAAATAATATTTTAATTGGGGATGAGAAGTATGCCAGTTCTTCCACTAAGGTTGAGATGTTTTTAGCGAGACTAAATCATGCTAGGGAAGTATTTCTTAATGAATTTTTATTGCCAGAAATTAAATATATTGGCGAACAGTTGGGATTTAAATCGGTGCCCGTACCTAGATTTAAACAGGCGAGCTTTAGAGATGATCCTAATCTATCAAGAATATATTCAAGATTACTTGAGATTGGAGTACTGACTCCAGAAGAGGGCATTACCGCGCTAGAGACTGGTAGGTTGCCGTTACCAGAGGAGAGTCTTGAGAGTCAAAAGAAACTACATGAATACCATGAAGACGGTTTATATCAACCGATTCTTAATAATCCTAATTTGGTGATACCACAGACTGGTGAGGATAAGTTGGGACAACAGGCCAAAGTACCTACTGCCGTAAAAACCGGAGCAACAAAGGGTATGACTGGTAGACCACCCGGCCATAGTGGAACACCAAAATCCACAGGCGGTATGGGTAGAAAAATAAGTGCTCAAGATATATCTAATAACCTTGCAAGATTTGATCTTCTAGAGGGAAGTATTGAGAACTATTTAAAAGAAAAATTCAACAAAAAGAAATTAGCAAAAGAGCAAAAAGAAATAGTAAAAGAAATTGCAGAAACTATAGCTATAAATGAAAAGCCAGATAAATGGCTGGAAAGTATCGCTACTTATGTGACACAGCCCGTTCAGATTAATGAGAATTTAAATGAAGTAAATACTCTCTCAGAAACGCATGGGGTTGATATGAAAACAGCTATATTATTAATGCACAGCCAGATAGAGGAATAATTATATGCCAATTAGTTTAATTAAGAAAAATCAGCTTGACGCCAATATTACTGACCTAGTCGGACAGTATGGGAGTGGGTATTTTTTACCGCTATCCGTAAGTGGTCAACTAACTGGCCTTATTGGTGAGATCTCAAAAACACTTAGTGGAGTGCTTACCGTAGAGGGACTCCAAGGTATTTTAGACCTGAGTGGCGCTAGCGGTATCGACGTTGCGATTGATAGTGATAGAAACTCTATAGTTATTTCATATACAGGCGTACCAGTTCCGCCTAATTTGGTCTATACGACTGGAACTCAGAGCATCAACGGAAATAAGAATTTTTTAGACGGTTTAACGCTAAATGGCAATCCAGTTTTAACTGGCGTTGACCTTTCTGCCTATGCGCTCAATGCGAATACTGGGGCGTTCATAACAACGGTGCAAACTGGCGCTTTTTACGCCGCCTCAAACCCGAGCGGCTACATTACCGGTGTAAACCTTTCGGCGTATGCACTCAATGCGAATACTGGGGCGTTCATAACAACGGCGCAAACTGGCGCTTTTTACGCCGCCTCAAATCCGAGCGGATTTATTACGGGCGTTGACCTTTCGGCGTACACGCCCAATGCGAACACTGGATCGTTCATCACAAACGATCAAACTGGCGCTTTTTACGCCGCCTCAAATCCGAGCGGATTTATTACGGGCGTTGACCTTTCGGCGTACACGCCCAATGCGAACAC